ATCTTCTTTAGGTTCATCGATTCCTATCGTTACTGTTGCGAACCGACTTGCCTTCTCTGTTTGCCTGATTGCTAGATCAACTCCCTGGAATACTTTCAGATTCGGTGGTGGGAAATCGTAGAAGAGAAAATCATCAGCTGAAAAGAAATCGCCCTCCATAAAACTAGTATCGTTATGGTACTGAGACATAAAATTTGTAATTCCGATTCGACCTTTTTTCTTTTTTAAATAATCAACTGTATATCGCTCTGGCCAAATACTATTTCCGTCTTTATCAAAAGGCCCGATCCGAAGGTAACCTTTTTTCTTCGCCTTCCGAAATTGAGTTCGAATAAGATGACCGTAAAGATCGTCGGGGTGATAACGAGTACCAACAGTTTGATCGATTCCCCAAGGCTCGATACAAGGTTCCAGAACTTTTTGATACCAGGTTAACAGTTGTTTTCGTTGGGTTTCAGTCCTCGAGTTTTGTTCCTCCACCAGGTCATCCTTAATCACTATATCGTAATGGCCACCAACAACCGAACCTGCCACACCGACGGTCGATACCGTTGGTTCCTTGGCGATTCTAGTTCGACCGCGAACGATTATCTCTCTTGTGTCCCATTTCTCTCCAACCTGATCTCCGAAAACCTCAACCAAGGAAGGCAACTTTAGGAAGGCTTTAATTTCCCTTAAAAATTTCTCAGCTTGTTTATCGGTTTTTGAAGCTATTAGAATTCGAATGTTAGGATTTTGAAGAATTTTAAAAACGTTAAAGGCAATGGTTAAGATCGTTGACTTACCGAATCCGCGGGGTGCTAACGTAAGAGAGGTTTTACGGCCCAAGCTATGATTCATCATTGTTAGATGAAATGGTTTTAAAGTAAGCCCGAGAATTTTTCGATAAAGAATGTCAGCGCGTTTTTGTTGAAGAATAAGATGCCGAAGTAACTCATTCCTAGTGCGGTACGCCAACAATAACCTGCTTGGCAAGTCATCGTTCGTTGAGAGTTGATAGTTAGTGAGCCGTCGCCCCATAGTATATTCTTATACTACAGTCCTCGGGCCAAATCAAGATTTGATAAGTGGCTTGCAGTTAAAAAAATTTAAGAAAGAATTTTAATCTCGACGGAATTGTTTTTTCCCTGGAGCAGGAGGCAGGGCCGGTGTGACATTTTTCATACCCTCGATTTCGTCCAAGAGAGTATCTAGAACGACACCCGGTTTTCCTTTCAACTCGCCAGCCATGCCTTTTATTTCCAACAAATACTTCTCTAGTTGGTCGCGCATTTGTTTAGAACTCATATCTTTCAATTGTATTCCTGCAAGAACTTGCAGACGATCGGGAACTTTATCTAAAAAGCCTAGAGCTTGACCTTTGTCAACCATGTCGTTAAGTATGTCTGCCTTAGCCTTGATCGCTCCTACCAAGGCATTATACTGTCTAGAACCTTGAAAGTTTTTTATGGCTTTGTCTAACTCTCTTAGATTTTCTCGTTGTCTTATACAATAGTCAAGGTAGGACTCCTCGGTGCTCGTCTCTCTAAGCTCTTCAGCACCGACTTTAAACATTAGTTTCCGATAATATCTCAACTCGTTGAGACTTAATCCCAACTCTTCCATTATTTCGTCGTCGGTTCTGTTCTGACCAATCAGTCGTTTCAAGTCATTAACGATTACTCGGCGAACCGAGAGTTTAGATCTCTTTTTTTCTTTCCAATTTGTTTCACCTGCCTTCACAAATTTAGCCATACCATCTTCTCCAATAATCGAAAGCAATATTTATATCCTCGTCGAAATAAGGACCGAACTTATCCTTGTTCCAAGGTTTCATTACGAATGACGGATGCCAAGTTCTCAACCAATGCCGAATCACTTTATCATTCATTTGGATCGCGTTGACTTCTGACCGTGTTACTGAAATCGGACCTATCAATTTAATACTGTCGCCTTGAAATTTGGCTTGACTATGAAATAACGCGAACAGAGAGAATGCAGCAACTCGTCCTAGGCATATTAGGATACGAGGTTGAAGAATAGAAATCAAGAGCCTTAAATGAAATAAACAAGTCTCAACTTCAAATTCGTCAGGAGTTCGATTCTTCGGAGGACGACAACAGACTGCATTGGCAATTTGATAAGGAACGTCCTGATGCTTATAAAGAATTTTGTTTAATCTTTGTCCAGCCCTACCAATAAAGGGTACCCCGACTTCATCTTCATTCCGGCCTGGGGCCTCCCCTATAAGTAGAATACCACCCTGCTCGAGTCTATTGCTCCTCATCAACACAGGATTGGTTCGCGTGTGGGAGAGCGCACATCCTTGACAATTAGCCAGCCGACTTTCGAGCCGCCGGAGAGCCATATAATCGATGGGTGGAAGACCTTTATCATTTTTACTGAATTTCATAACACTATCCTTCTACCAAAGGCAGGTGTCGGGAGTCGACGTTGGCGGTGAGCCGACTCCCGAACACCCCGGCCTGCGTTGGAGGAGGTCAAGCTCCAGGCAGGAAACTAATCTACTTCTTCTTAAATTTTCTTTTCTTCGGTATTATCTTATCCTCGTCATCTTTGACGAACCTTCTTTTTGGTTGTTTACAGATTGGACAAACGAAGGTTAAGTTACCCATCGGTGTTATGTCCTGTTGGACCTTGCTGTTCTTTGCTCCACATCGACATTGTTGAGTTGGCCACCAAGTGCGTTCACTAACGTCAGTTAATCTGATGCCACCGCACTCCTTCAATTGTTTAGTTCCATAACCTAAGACGATCGCGTAAACGCGAGCCCAATCTTCGACGGTTAGTTCATCTGGGAGGGTACGCCTTATTCTGGTTTGAATCAAATATTTTCTCGCTGCGCATAGCCTCTCTTCGATTGGTTCGAATCTTAAACGCCTCCCGGTCTCTTGTTTGTACCGCCGCCTGATGATTCGGAGACGTTTAAAGTCCTCGAGATGCACCCTAATCGAGTAAGACACATTTTTTTCCGCCCACATTGTTTGACCTCCTCCTGTTACTAGCCATTGTTTTCACCCCATCTCTTTTGTCCTATATCCGGTAACCGTGCTATATCCCAGACTCGTTCAACAAATTTGTCAGCCACTTCTTCGAAGGTAACGTCTCCGCGAACAATACAACCAACTCGATGTTGAACTAAATATAATCCGGGCGATGCTGGCATTATAATTCCACCCGCCAAAGTCACCGTCTCCATATTTCGTATATCGATCAAATTTAAGGGTGTTTCCCTCAATACTACAATTAGTTTTCTTCGGTCTTTTAGTTGGACGTGAGCCGCCCGAGTGATAAGGTCGTCGCAAACTCCACTAGCAATGCGACCCAGGGCACCGACAGTGCAAGGTATGACAATGAGACAATCGAGGCCATAAGAGCCCGAGGCGATTGGAGCGGTGAAGTCCTTGATGTTATGCCTTACAATCTGAGGTCTTTCCTTCTCAATATATTTGATATATTTCCACGGAACTCCTTCTAAGTGCATAATCTTGAATGCGGTCTCGGAAACAACGACCGAGATTTGCCAACCGGTCAAGATATGCTTCTCGAGCAGGCGCAAAAGTCTATACGCGTAGATTTGACCACTAGCACCTGTTATCGCAATCCCAATCTTCATCAATCTTCTCCTCTTCTTCGGTTAACTCAATCGGCGAGAGAGTTAAATACTCTTCGTACGCCGACATTATCGAATTGATAGCGCGCTGTTCGCGTTCAGAATGTCGTAACGATTGTAGGTCCGACATGATGACCTCCTCCTCTTCCGATTATACCTAAGCGGCCTTGCTTTTGACCTCGACCGCCACACTCTTTCCTTCTATAAGCTCTACAAAATTCTGAACCGATAGAACCAAAGACAAAGACCATCCGTTCCTTTTAATACTAAGAGTCCAAGCACGCTCTAGGTCCTCCTGCGGTCTAACCGGAGTCAATCGCAAGCGAACAGTATGCCTCGAGCCGTTACTTGCGACCACTTGGTACCCTGCCAACAACCTAGAAACTGACAAGGTGTCCAACGTTAATCCATAAGCGAGTGCTTTTTCAGAAGTCCAGACGTCAAAGTACCAACAACTTTGGTCGGGCACTGGGACATTCGTTAAAGTGCGACCATGACATAAACTAAAATTGATTTCCGCCATCTTGACCTCCTCTATTATGTTGGAATTATCCTACCATAGAACGCCTTAGAAGACAATAGAGAAATAAAAAGATTGATTTTAGTTGGCAGAATCACAATTTATCCAACCAAAATCTTTTATTCGGTGAGTAGCGAAATACCGTTACAGCTGCGACTCTATCCGATCTATCACAACTCGTGCTCTGTACCCGACAAAAATGGCAATACGACTTACGAATATCGCATCATAATCTTCAATTAACTTCAATCTAGAGTTGCGAATTGATTTCTGTAACAACTCTGCTGCAGAGAAATTGGTGGTTAGTAGGAGATACCGATCATCCTTGATAACTCCATATAACTTGAGGTCATCGAGATCTTCGATCGGTCTTCGCCACATCCGTTGAAAATCGTCACTCTCGTCCAGTTTGATCCAGGCGTGACCATTTTCTATCCGAGACACTATGCCGATCCGAAAAGTACGACCTCCGTTCCGTTTGCTATCAAACCCGACCGTATCCCCTATCATCAATGTTTGTGGTCTGCCCATTAATCCTCCACCGGAGTATTATGAGTCTTCCGAAACTTGAGTTCCTTTTCCATCTCAACAATAAGGTTCTCATCGAACCATCCTTCGTCGGTAAATTGTTTAACACAGCACTTTAAATAGGAGTCAGGGACTTCGTCGAGGAACTCGTCATGATGGGAACCCGAGAGGAGAATAATTCTATTGTTTTTTTCAGTCCATTCGATATTCGGATTTGGTTTGACCATTACGATCTCCTTTTACAATTAGAGTCTAGGTCACCAAGGACTTGAGGGGCCGGAAAGCCACCGAGGGTTGCGCGGACTAGGTACTGCCGCTTACATCGTTTACAATAGGTAGCCGCAACAAAGTTTTGATTTTGTCCTTCCCATTGTTGAAAGGGCTCGACTAAGTCATGACCTTTTTTGGAAGCGATCTCTTTAAGGTTTTGAATACCAATTTGAAGTTTACGCGATCGACGATCCTTGACAAATTTTCTCATCAACCAACTCCTTTAGTCGACGACTAAAATTCGCAATAGCTTCACTTGCCTGTTGAACCGTTACGCCGGTTTGGCGAATGGCTTCTGCGAACTGTGACATCGACTTACAAATTTCTTCATCGCTCATATCTTCAACATCGAATCCCCAAGCCTCAAACTCTTTTCGAATATTATTACAGACTCGTCTCATCTCCTCATCGTTCGGATTGTATACAATATGATATCGTTTGTTTTCCGGCATGACATCTCCTTAAAAATAGTAAGAGTACAGTCCCCAATCCTTTGCCAACTGTAAAACTTTTTTACGACCTTTACAATTGCAGTCGTAACCTCTCCTCCGAATCTCCTTTTCCATATGAATAAGGTCGTTCGTCTCGGGACGAGTTGGATAAACCCGCCGGTAAGTCTCAACAACCCAGGTCGTATGTTGAAGGTTCCGGTGGACTCGGTTCCACTTCTCAACCAAGGCAAGAGGATAGACAATGCCGAGTACCCTGCTCATCTGGTGGCGATGATCTTTTTTCGGAGCGGGTTTCTTTTTAATACGGTAAGGTATCCGCTGCGCAACAACAAAAGGCAGACCGTCCTTAGCCCGTCCTCTAGCGAATCGGACACCGTGATAGATCACTTCGTCGTCGTTCATTTCTCCTCCTCATATCTTGCACCAGAGTGCCAATCATCGCAGTTTTGGTTTGGTCGGGGATGGGTAAAGGCTTTAACCACTCATAACCTGCAACCACAAGATCTCCGACACAAGTATTGATTGTTACGATCTTTTTCTCTGCCATTACAACCTCCACATTTTCAGCCTTAACAAGATTATACCATGAAATAAAAGAGGAAAAAAAGGGCCGCGACTAAAGCCGCGGCCCTTTCGAATAGGTAGGTTTTATAGGTGGGTTACTTTGAGGTCTTCTTCTTCGAGGTCTTCTTTTTCTTGGTGGTGCCCTTCTCTGCGACCTCCTTTTTCTTGCCGGTCACTTTCTTGAGGACCTTCAACGGTAAGATCAACTTGCCGCGCTCCTCATTCATTATGACCGCCTTGCCTTTGCAATTGATCTTGAGGACCTTGCCTTCCACCATGGTGTTTTTCTTGTCTCCGAGATTTCCTTTTACCATCGATCCGACCCTGATACTGTCCAAATTTTTCTTTGCCATTGTCTTATCTCCTTTCAAATTTATTGGTTTTCCTATTTCCGGTTTCGCCTTTACCAAACTACAAAGTGATGTCCTTTCGATATTTCCGATTAGTATCCTATCGTGTCTCTGTGTTTTTCGATCAACTCTCGAATGTCTTCCGCCAATCTCGAGTAGGCCTTCGACTTATCGGTATACTTTTGTCTTTGGTGATCGAAATGGTGTTCTGCATTCCGATCCGCTTGTTGTGCTATTTCGATCAACCCTCCTAAAATTGTTTTCATTTGCCTTCCTCCCCTAAGTGTTGTCTGTGAAATCGATATCTACACAAACAGCTCCTTTGATACAATTGACTTTATCCTCAACCATATCAATTAATTCATCCAATGGGATCTTCTCGTCGTCGATCTCTACCGCGATTTTTATGTTGACCTTTTTTCTTGCCATTCCTCCTCCTCTCAATCAGTCTCCGTTCACCTTGCCATTGCGCTTGATTTGCTTGTAGTGCTTCGCGCAAAACCCTTTCGCGTGATGCTTCGCTTGACACCCAGGTATCGCACAGCCTTTGACCTTGCGGGCCTCCTTGACCATTGTCTCCTGAGCCATCTTTACCTGGTGTTCTCTGAAGTCCACCATGCCGAAGCCTTTGAAAGATTTGACTCCGGTCTTCTCTTTGGCGAACATCTTCTTCCGCTTGCGAGCCTTTACAAAACACCGGTACTGTTTGAGTTCCCTTCTCCTCTGCCGTGTTTCAGTTCCTACTGACATGATTTAATCCTCCCTTTTTAAATTGTTGTTTGTACATTCAATTCGTTTTTCGTTAATTCGATAATTTAATTGGTAGATACGAAGATTTATCTACTCTGTCAAAAATTAAATCTTCGTTCTTCTTTTGTATAACGACTACAATATTTTTAGAACATTCGACTATTTGTATATCTGCGCTGGTAACATCGATTACAATCCTTTCCATAATTAAACCTCCTCCTTTTACATTTTCGTTTTGCGACCGGTTCCCAGACCAGCGCCTCTCAACGCATCACCTAGGGCGATCAACTCTGACGGTCTCACCAATAACTTGACCGTCTTCTTTTCAATCGGTTTGTTGTTCTCGTCGGGTCCGAAGATTTTATGGGTGGCCACTAGAGAGACACAACGTTCGCTGCCCCCGTAACAGTCTGGAGCCGTTTCATTGGTCAACTCCACCGCGATCTTCGCCTCACCATACCAGGTGATGTAACCGTTCTCCTCTTCGTTCCACTTCTTTTTCTTCTCCCATCGTTCGCCGACCTTATCCAAATGACTCGGTAGAACGTCGGGTTCGATTTCTACTTCAAATCGTTTTGATTTCATATTGACCTCCTCTTGCTACGGGGTGTCGCCAAACACCCGCCCATCGTTCCAGATGAACTTAGCCAACGAGCTGTTGTCCGCTGTTCTGGTAACGACCACTTTGATGCCTCCCACTTGGCGTTTCATTTGAGTAAGAGAGTCATCCCAATCACAACCGAGCTGTTCCATCAGCCGGTCCGCCTCGAGTCTTGCCTTCTCTTTTATATCCATTCAGACCTCCTCTGTTTTCAATATTCGTTAACGAATATTGGTTATTAGAACATATAAAACCAAGCCGGCCATCATGCCGCCGACTAACCAATACACTACGCCTCCTTTAACTTACAATCGTAGACGACCGCCAGATCCTTCATAATGGTTTTGAAGTCGTCTTCGATTTCATCTGCTGTCAAATCATAATCCGCCACATCCTCTTTGATCTCCTTTATTCCTTCCTCCTCCAACTCTGCCTTGCCGATTGCCGGAGTCAGACAACCGAGGGTTACCGGGAAAATCCCAACCGATCGATCTTCCAGAGTCTGGAGGACAACCACTCGGTTGTCCTCGCAATCCCAATCGACTCGCAATTCCAATTCGTATTTACTCATTAGAGTGCGAGTCGATTTTTTGATATACCGCTTCTTTTTCTTTTTAGCCATTAGTCCTCCCCTAAAAAGAATTTGCCTCCTTTATTCTTAAATTATAGAGAATTGATTCTATCCAAATCGTACGGTTTCAAAACTCGACTTTCATCAATTCGAAGATTGGTTTTCCAATTCGGTCCGAGACCTTTACACTGAATTAATTGTGCTAAATGCTGAACTGCTTCGACTCTCATCAACGGAGTTATGTCTAATGACCTTTCACCAGACATAACAAACTCTGCCAACTCCAATAGCGAATTCCCATCGCCTGGAGCCACCCAATTAGTTCCTAACATAATCCTTGACCTCCTCTCATCAGTTTTGAGCCACGCCATCCACCAGAGCCGACCCACAGATCGGACAGGTCGGACTGTCGACCTCAATACCATCATGCCAATATGAACCACAGTCCCCACAACAATGAGTCCAGAGCCCTGGGTTCGCCTCTACCCTTTCAATCCAACAACCATTATAGTTCGCGAGTTGACCTTCGATCTCCTCTTCAAAACATTCCCAATACCAGACAGCGAGGTCGAAGTTCGAGACTTCGACCACCGCCGCGTTATCGACTATAACCTGAAATGCTTCCATTGTCCTGACCTCCCTCAACGACCATAAGTGATCGCGTCATGAAAATGTTCCGATGGTGGGTCGTCGGTTTTGCGGTACCCATGACTCACCAATTCTTCCCAATAGGCCCTTGCCTCTTCTTTGCTCATCACCGTATCTTTGTACGCCGACAATCCAAGGGGTCCTTTAACATGGACCCCTTTATCCGTCTCCTCAAACCTCATATAACAAAGGTCCGAGTACTTTAACCAATGAACTTTTTTCTTTTTCATTTTACGACCTCCTCTATTGCCTTGCCATAAAGCCTGACCGCCTCATTTATTTGAGCCTGAATCTTCTCGACCTCTGGACTTCTCGAGTACGCCCCGGGCCTCGAGTCTTGCACCATTGCTATGAGCAGTCCATAACTCGCCTTGAGCGCCTTTTCCAACGCCTTGCCTTTCAAACTGCTCTTCAAAAACTCAAGCTGTCTTTTGGCCGCCTCATCCAATCCGACTCGCTGACCTGCGACCTCCTCTGTTGTCTTGACCTCTTTGGCCGCCCTTTCCTTCTCCTCCGCCTTCACCATCGCCTCGAACTCGGGGCCGCCAATATAACGACCAAGCGCCTTGTCCTCTGCCACCCGCCGATCGAGCACCGCGATGTCAAATCTCTTTCCGTTGACATAGACAATAAAGCCGGCCGGGTTTCCCTGGTAGGTTTTATTGGTGCTCTTGATCTTATAAGTCGTATTGCCATTTGTAATGGTACTCTGCCGCGTTGTCTTCTTCGCCTTCATAATGACCTCCTCTTAAACCAAAATTTCTTTATTGTTCCAAAGACCAGCACAATCACCACAACAATTCTGAATGGTCTTTGCCGATCGACTCAATTTACATTCCCTGACCGCCACCCGGTCCCCACACTGATCGCAAACTCCGACGGTCTGTCCAACGCGCTTGCCAATATAGATTGAAGGGACAATCACTGAGGCCTCCGACTCCCACTTTGGTGCGCCACCGCCATCCCACTTGACTTTGTATTCAATCAGCTTCGAGCCTTTATATCCTTTGCGCGTCCTCCGACTCTCAATAACGCCGACCTTCCATCCTTCGCCCCAGACTCCGTCCTCGTGATAGCCAATCACGACCTTACCTTTATTCAATAATTTTTCCTTTGCCATAATGACCTCCTCATTATCAGAAAACGACTTGAGGGTCTGGCCATGAACCCAGACCTCAAGACCAATTATTTATTAATTACATGCGACTCGATCTCTCCAGACCTAATTGTCGGCCGCCACTTTGGCCAACTTGCTTCCACTGAGACCGTTGTCCTCTTTCACCGTCTCAAAGGACGAGGACGCATTCTCAATTTCCACAAGCTCCAAACCGGGCCTTTGGTTCTGAGAGATCAAATCCAAATTTTCAAAGCGCCTGCTAAAAATGGTTCTCCGCGGACTCTTGATGGACTGACAGAGAGCGCCCGCCACCGCCGCCTTGCTGCTCTGCCTCCTTTGTCCTCTAACCATCATGAGTACGATGATACTGATTTTATTGAAAAAGTCAAGTCGGGGCTCTTGTAAATACTGCAATCATCGAACAAATTTCGCCGATTTCTTAATGACCAAATAGTGGATATTGCAGTGTTTTTTTATAAAAACTTTTTAAGAGATTTCTACGAATACTGCAATATCCACTATTTACTGGATAAATCTTTTTTGAGAGAATAGACCATTTTTCGACCTTGACCAAAATCGACCAGAAGTATTGGAAGTTCCAATCGAATTTGCAGTAGATCTTTTTGTTCGTATTTTCCAGTATCTCCAAATATCGGGCTGCTCTATATATAGTGGATTAGTGGAAAAAAAGGACTCTCAAAAGAGAGCCCTTTTTCTGCGACCGCCCTTTAATCCTCTATATTAGGGTCCTTTTGAGACTGCCGACAAATCGAACAATGCCAATCATCCCCCTCATCAGAGAGCCCCGCCAACAAAAAATCCTCATCCCAAACAGCGCCACAACCCTCACAAACATAACTGCTCTCAATTTTGAGCCCGCCTTCAATCAGCTCCATTTCCTCGATCTCGACGCCCCATTCATCCGCCTGCTCTTCCATGACCACCAGAGCCGCCGCCTTATCCTTCGCCTCAAAATCGACCATCGCGCCTTCACCCTTGACCTTCAATCCAAATTTTTTCATTTTTTCCTCCTTTCCTTTCAATCAATTAACACTCAAACTTGCTTTTCTTAACTTTTCCAGCCTTTTTTCTCATGCGCCTTATCTGAGCCGCCTTCTTCCTCTCTTCTTTTGCTCTCGCCTTCTCATGACCATCAATCATCTTATTAACATGATCGACCGCCATGATCTCTTTACCACAATTATAACATCTGACATTTTCACCCTCGACCAATTTCATTGTCGCCTGCTGAGTCCCACAATGACAACAAATCATTCCATAATAGCTGCTTTCTCTCTTTTTCATTTTGCTCTCCTTTTTTTCGACCTCTTTTTTATTTCCTTGCTTCTTCATTATGAGGCTATGGTAGCATACATTTTTAAAAAGACAAATTCGGCGACTTGTAAACTAGTACTTTTATGAACGAAATAGTGCAGATTTTCGATGACCAAATAGTGGATATTGCAGTGTTTTTTTATAAAAACTTTTTAAGAGATTTCTACGAATACTGCAATATCCACTATTTACTGGAAAAAAGTTTTATAGGATCTTAGCCGTACCCCTAGACAAAAGGGTCAAAAAGGCCAAAAACCGAAGTTCTACTGGAAACACTGCAACTTACAGTCGACCTCAAAATCCATTTCGAACGTAAATAACTGCAATTGCAGTATTCCAGTATTTCCATTTCAGCCAAATTGCGACAAACAGCGACTCTCTCCGACCTCCAATCGACCAAACCTGCGACCGAGCCGCCCGCCCCAGACTCGAGATCTCCCTTAATTCGACAAAAAGGCCACCCTCCCCTAGCCCCTCAAACCCAGATACTGCAATTCCAGTAGTTTAGGGGCCAAGTCGGACTCAAAAGAACCCCTTAAAATGCAAGAGACTTCGTCGAATTGGGTACCCTCTGTAAATCACTGCACTTCCAATCAAGTTTATAAGCGCCTAATTCCACAAACTTTACTGTAACTATCAGATATTCCACAAGTTCTTCTTTAAGATTTCACTGTATAGGCCTTCCAATACTGCATTCGGCTCTACCCCGCATCAAACCTGCACTAGCCAGTTATGCAATACTGCATATTCCAGTTCCAATATGCAGGAATAAATACTCACAACTGAATACTCCGAACGGAATGGAATACAAACTCTAAACCGGATCCGGAATAACCCCATATAGGCAGGCGAATACTGTCCGAGCCCTGGGGACTCGAGTAAAAAAAGAGTAGTCGGTAGTGCCTCGGGCAGACATAGAAGGGCAGTCACTAGTCCTCGGGCCTGTCCCCTGGAAAATATATTGCAAAAATTTTTCTATCAAGTCGATCTCCGAGAAAATCTATTGTAGGAATTTGCAACTAACCCGACAGATAGCGATCCATTCCTTGACCAAAGAACCTGCCAGGGGCCTTCGTCTCCAGGGCCGACCCTCGAAGTAAAAGAAAAATATTCTTTTTCCAATGCCAACACGATACGATCGATGTAGCTCCGGTACTATGCGACCTAGCCCTGGATACCTTTTGTTCTAGGTTGTTCGATTGGAGTCGGACTGGATCGGACTTCGTATACTATTGATTTCCTCTGCCTGCCCTGGGCAGAAGATTATTTTTATTCCTATATCCAACGATACTGTATTGGAGTTCGAATAGTCCGAGGATCTGCGGTACCTACCGGACTAGACTGGCACTTATAATTAGTATCCAGTCGATATTAATTAAATATAATTATAATACCTAAGCCACTGATACTTGTGACAATGCAGTATTGGCTAGATTTGAACTGCAGACCATGACCGGATCTGCAGTGAGCCTTAAGGATCTGCAGTCTACCGGGTGGCCCGAGACCACTGGATCCGTACGTATGTTGGAGGAGCCTCTCTCGGGAGACTGCAGATTCTTGACAATTCGGCAGAACAAGGTTTTGACCAGATGGGTCCGGTTCCATGCCATTTTATTTTTCAAGAAAGTGGAATTGCAAAAAGTACTGCAATATCAAATAGGAACCCGGACAACGAAATTCCGATTTGAGTCCGGTTCTATGCGCCTTGACTTTTGAGATTGGGTCAGTGTTAGAATATTGGATTGGCATAGATAGGGACCTAGCGCGGCATACGAATACTGCATTCTCGGAGTCTTACGTCAGAACAACGAAATGACCAGGAGAGTCCGGATCTATGCCATTTGAATTATTAGAAATCCCAAATTGCAAAAAGTACTGTAAGAACAGATCGAAGGCAGAACAACAGAATTCCGAGATGGGTCCGGTTCTATGCACCCTCAATTTCCAAATCTCGTTCACAACTAATATACTGGAATTGCAGTTTATTTATTCCGACCTCGCATAGAACCGGAGTCATCTCCTCATTTTGTCATTCGGAGGTAAGTGCATCAATAACAGCATACTGCACTTCTATCGGTATTTACCCTGGACTAATTATGGGTTTAACTTATGGTGGATCTTGTGCAGTTTTTTTAGAAGACTTCAGCGATTCCGAGAAAAGTGCACTTTATCCACTAGAGTTTGTTTGGGATCTCAAAAGTCGAATCTATTGCGGTACCTACCGCATTTAATTAGACTTTGGGTGAATCGCAGAGGATTTCGACAATTGTGACGCGAGCAGTTTCGGTGGCTGCGGTACCTACCGCAGGAGATGAGACTTTATCGCTCAAGTCTTGAAAAATTACGACAATTGGTATCTAGTCGCATACCTACCGCATTTTATAGAAAACTATGGGAAACTTGGGAGATCTCGCCGGAGGTCGCCAACCCAGATTCCACGGATGCGGTACCTCCGGGCCTTTCCGGTCATTTAACTTGACAAGTCTTCTCAAATTACGACAATTGTTATCTGGGCGCATAGGTACCGCAGGAGATGGAATTTTAGGGTTATCGTGACCATTCTCGCCCGAGGCCGACTATCCAGATAAACCGGATTGCGGTACCTACCGCAGAAAGTGAGAATTTGACTTAATAAGTCTTTTGAGATCTCGACAATTGTTATCTGGTGCGGTACCTACCGCATTTTGTTGAAATCGTAAGTTATCGTCGCGGATCTCGGTGGAGGCCGACTTATAGATTTCTCGAAGTGCGGTACCTACCGCATCTCCTGGTCATTTATCGTTCGAGATTTGGCGAAGATAAACCTATAATTAGTATAGGGTAAGTTGTGGAAGAAGTGCAGTATGCTGTTATTGATGCACTTAGCCGGCCCGCATAGAAGTGGACTCATCTGGTCATGAGAATACTGCAATTTCAGCAATATCCGTCAGAACAACGAAATGCCCGTTTGGGTCCGGTTCCATGCCATTTGGATTATTAGAAATCCCAAATTGCAAAAAGTACTGCAATATCAGATAGGAACCCGGACAACGAAATGACCGGGAGAGTCCAGTTCTATGCGACCTCAATTTCCAAATCTCCTCCACTCTTGAGAGTCGAGTCAGTTATACAAAATGACCGGGAGGGTCCGGTTCCATGCCATTTCAATAATCCAAAAAGTCAAATCGGAGAAAACACTGCAAGATCAGATGCGAACCAGAACAACGAAATTCTGATCTCGGTCCGGTTCTATGCGACTTTATTTTGACAATCTGCGACCAACTAAATTAGTGGAATTGCAGTATTCATATTACAAAATCTCGTTCTGCCAAATTGTGCAGGACTTCGAGTCTCCCCGTATCTCCTCAAATTCCGGTTGACTTCTAATAAAACCGAAGAATGCAGTAGAGTGCAAATGAGACACAATTCGGCAGCAACACGTTTTGACCAGGAGACTCCGGTTCCATGCCATTTGGATTATTAGAAAATGGAAATCCGAGAAAACACTGCAAGATCAGATGCGAACCAGAACAACGAAATTTCAAGGAGAGTCCGGTTCTATGCGACCTCTATTTGTAAATTTAGTTCACCCCTCAAAATACCGAATTATAGGTTTGGCATAGAACCGGACTCTCCCACTCATCGGAATACTGCAATATCCACTATTTCCGTCAGAACAACAAAAGTCCGAGATGAGTCCGGATCCATGCCATTTCAATTATTAGAAAATGGAAATCCGAGAAAATACTGCAATATCAGATAGGAGGCAGAACAACAAAATTTCGATTTGGGTCCGGTTCCATGCGCCTTTTATTTTACAAACTCGTCCATACCTTGACTCGAGTCAGTTATACAAAATGAGCAGATGGGTCCGGATCTATGCCAATTCCAAAATCGAAAAATCGGAATCCGAGAAAATACTGCAGATTCAGATCGAAACCCGAACAACGAAATGACCAGATGACTCCGGTTTCATGCGCCTCGAATATCCAATTTAGTTCGTAGGTAAATAACTGCAATTGCAGTATTCGTATTCCAAAATCTACTTCTGGTTAATTGTCAAGGATCTGCAGTTTAAGAGGAGATGGCAGAGGTGCAATCGTACGGATCCACGAGGCCCGGGGCGCCACCCAGACTGCACCATATTGCCAGTACCGCGAGATCCACCCTAGAGACGAACAACAAAACTAGCTAATAATGCATTGTCCACAAGTTCCAGTACTTGTCGTTCCAACTATCTATCCAGTATATTTAATTATCGATAATTATAGTCTGCGGCTCTAGGGAAGGGCAGACCGAAGGTAGAGAGTATTCGAACTGCAATACGCTCTAGCTCCGACTATACTGCAACTTGCCAGTGTATTCCAACTGCAATACGCTCTGGTTCGCATGGAACCGAAGTCAGCCGGGCGCACGCCATTCGAGTGTGGTCGAAGTATACGTGTTCGTATAGACTCGGCAGTAAGCAGGAATACTTTATTGTTCGGCTCCCGGGCTCCTGGAATAGGCACTAGTGACTACTGGCTCTATACAAGTACTATATATCTACCTACTCTCTCTGCCCTCCTCTACCCTGCCTCCCTTTTTCGCTATTCGACTTCTATATATTTTCCAGTTTCCGGTGGTCGGGATTCTTTGCTTTGGGTACCTGACTTACTTTTGTTTGACTGGAATCATTTTTGTTTTAGATGACCTACGAATCTTAGGGTAGAACTTTGATGGCTATTATTTTGTTTTATTGTGCAGTTGGAGACTGGAACGATTAATGAGTTGAGAGTTACGGCGCCTAGGGTTTTGTTTGTTTCCAGTCTGGGTATTGCGTTGGGTTTTGGCACCCGACAGTTTTATTTTTGTTTGATGAAGGGAGGTCGAGGGATGAAAATTGGAATGGAAGTAAAAAGTAATGTCGTTGTACTTGGTGACAAAGTGATTTGCGAAAATACAGAAATTTTTCCCGATAACACAAGGGTCGAACCTTTTCTTGTTATCGACGGAGAGGACGACATGGTAAAAATTTCAGACATCGTTTTTGTTAACCGTCTTCAGTTTTGGAAACACTATCGACTCTATGTGCTCGAGTCGGTTTTATTATTGTCGATAGCAATTTACTTACTTGTCGTTTGAAGGGAGGTTTTGGAGATGGGAAAATATTTTAACCCGCCGACGGACACCGAGTTGCTCGAGGCTGGAGGTCGACAGATTGAGGCCAGTTCCTATGCTGAGTCTCAAAACAAATTACAGACCAGAGAGTTGTTGATTGGACTCTTCGATTGTGGAATGTATTGTTGTGCTCCTTTAATAGACTCTCAGGAGGAATGGGATTGGCAGATGACTCAGGAGCAAACTTTTTTAGGACTCTTTGCGGTACCTGCCGACGAGGCTGCGAAGAGAATTTCGAGGTAGTAATGGTCATTCCAAATAACAAGCTACTTAAAGGTTCCGTTATAACCTGTTATGCCTGCGGTGGACCTGTATATGAGACTAAAAAGGATCTCAAGTCATTGGATCCGATTACTGCCGATACTATTTGTCGCTTTGATGGAACTCCGGTACAAAAAGGAGAGAAAATGGTTTGTCCTCATTGTGGGGAGCCGTTTTTTACAATAGCAATTGGAACTGCTCAAGCGGTTCCTAGAGATTGGCCACAGGATGAATTATAAATGGAACGAATTGAGAATAGAGGCGAAGTAGTGTTGGCGGACTGCGAGTTCGATAAACAAAATCGAATTATTGACACCATGGTAACTCAAGGCTACAAATTTGATCCGAGCCAAAGTAGAGTGAAGCTAGTTTTTAAAAAGGAGGAGGGAGACAATGGAACGAGTTAACACTACCATGGTTTGTAGTGAGTGCGGCATCGAGACTACAAAGCGGATATCTTTATTCGAGGCGGCAGCCATACCCATGAATTTTACTGGAACGATTGATGTTAAGAAGGTAGAGGGTGGTTATGTCTATACGATCGACCGATGTATCGAGTGTCGCAAGTTGTGGACTCGAATTAAAAAGTTTTTAAGGAGATTGAAGGATGGCGCGAAAAAGAAGAGTTCAAAACGGGAAATGTAGAAAGTGTAAAATCATTTATAGTTGGAGAGTTCGAGTTGAAGGGTTCAGCAGGAAGGCTCTGTTGTTGAGAGACGCGCATTGTCCTGAATGTTCCGAGAAACTCGTTCGCTGCTCTAAGTCCGACTATGACGAACTCAAGTTCGTTGTTATGAAACCACTTCACCACGACTTTGTTGTGGAGAGAATTGGAATTTGAAAGGAGGACTAAACAATGGATGCTTATGCCGAGGCGGAAAAGGTAGACAAGATTCTTCGTCGTATCGTTGAGAAGAACGACATTAAGGCGAACAAGAGAGAGTTCAAACTCTTTTGTCGTACAGTTCGTTCGACAATCGACATCATTGATGCCGCGACCGAAGACGAAAAGTTTTTGGATCGTTGGTTGAAGAAGGAGAACGATGACGATGGCAACTAAAACAATTCGCGTGGTCGCGATGTCAGACAATGGAAAGACATTCGAGATGACTATGACTGATGTAGAGGTCGCGAACGGAGAGGAGTTTAAAATTTTTGTAGACGACAAACTAATCTTCGAGAGTGCTCGTGTATTCGACCTCACTCGTATGGCTAAACAAATTGGTGAAGCCATTTCGAATTTCAAAATTGTTGTAAGGAGGGAATGAATAATGGAATCGATATGGGAACAGATTGTAAACAAAAAGGATGAGTGGATTGGCGGACTCCTCGAAACCATCAACATGCCGAAAGGTTCCGAGACGCCAGCTAATACCGTCACTGTTATTCGAGACATAGAACTCAAGGAGTTTGGCGATCAACTCTTCTTTAAAGTTCTCGGAGAGCAGTTCGCTTGCGGTCTTCAACCCGGTCGTGGAGGCGGTGTCATTGCTGGAGAGGACGGGTGGTTGACTTTTTGTGGTGTTCGAGGACATCGTTGGCGGATTAAAAAGAAATTGGAGATTCCATCTGGGGAGTCGATGGAAGAGATGAGAGACAAAGCTGTTCAGGAGGCTGGGTTCAAGGACTTCACAGAATTTATGAAAATGGTTTCGGGAGTCGATCTGACGGATCCACAAAGACTCGCCGCCTTTGAAAATTGGAAGAAGGGCGATATGAAGAAATCCGATCTCGAGGCCATCTCTAAAATTGGTAAACAACATAGGAGGACAAAATGATAAAGACTAAACGCCATAACCTCGGTCAAGTTTCCCTTGAGACCTCAGGAGACGGTCAGAGACCGTCGGGCGATGACCTAGACGGGACCATGGTCCCCTTGAGGTCTGCCCGACGACTCGCGTTGCAATGTCTTTTCTTTGGTGTGGTCGCTGGTGGTAGTCTAGGGTTTGCGATCGCTGCTCTACTTTTAAGAAATTGGGGAGTTTAAAAATGCGAGTCTGGGACATCCACCCGTCACTTCTTTGTGACAAACACTTACTCGGTCTCCACCGAGAGATCCATTCCATTTTTACTGTTGTCGCTGAACAGAGAGATGGTTATTCGAGACATCCAGAAGTGAAGCGTTGGTTTGGTAAATTAGCTTCTTTATACGATCGTCACTCTTCGGTTGTCGAAGAGATGGAGAGGCGAGGTTTTAATCATCGCTCTCCCATAGACAAAACAAAGGCTATTGGACATATTGTTCAGTCTGACTTTGTTACATATGAGAAGTTTCATATATCGAAGTTCGATGGCGTCGAGCAGACTCCATCGGTTCAAAAACAGATACTTACTTTGAAAAATTGCGAGTGTAGAGTTTAGGAGGAGGAAAAAATGAGTGAACCAGTATTCGCGGATAACAGATTGTCGATGCTCGAGGACATCGTCAACAATGGTGGTGTTTGTCACTTCCTTCAACTTCGAGTTGAAGTCGATAAAGACAACCACAAGATTCTCGAGCATAGGTGTTGGTTTTATGGTCAAGAAGACAGAAGGTGCGAGTCTGACAACTGTCCTCGGCTTATGGAGGCAGAGAAGGCAGACGACAACAATGCCGAGAGTTATAACGGAGCACAGGTCATCAAACTCGAGTTTGGAGATAGATAAGATGAAAAAACAATTTACGAAGTAGGAGAGCGAACCGGTAGTTGGAAAGGTGGCTGTATCGGTTATGGTTATGAGATGAACTCTGGAGAACATATGGGCGACACTCTTCGGCGAATGGAACGCGAAAGAAAATTTTAAGGAGGAACTTCGAATGGAGACGACGACACTATTAGGAGCAGGAGTGTTTGCGGGAGTCGTAGGAACGTTTTGGCAGCGATCGAAACAACTCTTGAATCAAATAACGAGTCTCGTATTCGTGACTTTCGGAGTCCGATATGATGCAGCGAAAGCTGTATCGTCTTATTGTTGGAATAATTATTGGAGACTTCCGATCGGCGATCGATCGTACCAATGCGACGACCGATATGTTCGTCCTCTTAAAACGAGACGATTAGTCGGATTTGAATTGATTGGAAATAATCTTTTAATTTTTTTCGACGAATGGCGTCCTATTTTAATACATAGACAAACTGATAAGAATGGAGGAGATGAGGATTTAAAAATTACAGTTATCCGAGGAACGATAGATTCCGATCAATTTATCATCGATGCTTTAGATTTTTATAATGAAAAAACTAAATCGGTTTTTAATAATCGTAGATTCCGAATCTCTTATCTTTTTGGTCGAAATAATAGAGATGAGGAATCGCCGCTCAATAAAACAGCAAGTAGCAGCGATGAAGGAGCTATCGAACGCGGAGAAGCTCGACTCCTTAAATGGACACTCGACGATCTCGGATACGAGTTCGATTATAAAGATAAAGAAATAAACATATTAGCGTTTCCCAAAAATGTCGAAGTTGTAATCGACGATATCAAAAAATGGAAGGATAGTGAACAATGGTATCGTAGTAAAGGTATTCCGTGGAAACGAGGATGGTTGCTCTACGGAAAACCAGGAACCGGAAAAACTTCTTTGACTCGAGCAATCGCAGAGTCCTTAGATATTCCAATTTTCATTTTAGATTTGGCTACTCTAACAAACGAAGAATTGTTGGATGGATGGCGGAGGGCGGCGAGGAATACTCCATGTATTGTTTTAATGGAAGACATCGATAACGTTTTTGAAGGACGAAAGAATGTCTATGAAGGAAATAGTATGAAAGACAAACTTTCGTTTGGTAGTCTTCTAAATTGTCTGGATGGCGTAGAGAGATCTGATGGGATTTTTACTGTCGTCACTTCAAACCGAATCGAAACATTAGATCCCGCTTTGGGGACTTCAGAAATAAAAAATGGAACTAATATTTCTAGTCGACCAGGACGAATTGATGTCTCTTTGGAATTGAAAGAGCTGGATGAAGCATGTAGAAGAAAAATTGGAAAAAGAATTTTGGAAGATTGCGAATATTTAATCGAGTCGACTGTGAAAGACGGAGAGGGTGACACCGGTGCTCAATTTCAAGAACGGTGTACTCAAATAGCATTACGAGAATATTGGAGGAAATGAAAATGATTGTTGTACACAAACCGAGATTTTGTCCAGATAAAAATTGTGAATGTCTGGGCTGTGTTGGTGAAGGCAAAGCACAATGGGAGTTTGGAAAGTCGTTTGAGTGTATAGGTAAACCAGTACATATCAATCTTTATGTTGCTGGAGAAACGACTCATGCGAATGATTTATCCCATTGTGTTTGGACCGTTCGTGGGTGGAACCGATATTGGGTTAACAACGAGGATTTGGTTCAATGTATCGAACTTTTTATTGTCGCTGCTTTAAAAGCAGAGACTAATCGAAATCATATAAAAAGATTGATTCAGCGAGGGTTCGACCTAATTGTTGATAATTCGAATGAAGCTTCGAGTCCCGAAATATCTGAAGGCTTCGAGTTCGAGGTTACGCCGTCAAATGGAACTCTAATTCGAAAGGCTACCATCAGCCGACTTAAGGACGATGTGAGCCAATGGCCGCCATCGATAGAGGATGAAACAAGAATTTTAAAAGAGGCAGGTTTCGACATTGACAAACCGGTCAAGTTGATCATGCTTCACGACCACGAGATCAGATTTTACAAACAGGAGGTCTAACATGATAGAAGAAACCAAAAAAGTCTCACTCGTTCGAATGAGACGAAAACACAAAAAAGGACAAAGTTTAGATTACAAAATTCAACTTCCGTTAGACGGCCATATCGAATTCCAAATAGGTCGGTCCAAATTCAGAGCGGAAGTAAAAAAGATCGAGAACGGTCACCACGGATTGTATATCAACGCCATCGGAGTTCTTTATATTGAACCGGTAGCTGCGAACGCGGTGTTATTGTTTACCGTCGATGAATAAGGAGATCAAACAATGAGATGGAACTCGAAAGAAAAGGGAAGACCACAGATCGGCGAGAAAAGAACTATCCAAAAATTTCTCTGGTGGCCAATTTGTCTCGACGGTGAATGGCGTTGGTTGGAACGAGCATCGATCGAGCAGGAGTATGAAAAAGTCGCTAAGTTATGGACCGACGAAATCGGAGGAGGAATAATTGAAGAGAAAGATGAATGGGTGAACAAACATTGGAGGGATTGAAATGAGATGGAAACCTAAACGAACAACAGAGGTCGGAGAAAGGCGAATCGTCATTCGTTTCCTCTGGTGGCCAACCTATCTTGATGAGGAATGGCGATGGTTAGAGATCGTAAGAATTTTACAACGGTATACGACGATCGAGACTTTTATTATGGAAGGACTCGATTATGGTATTCCCGGTTACACAACTAAATGGGTTAACGAATCGTGGGTAAACTAATGACTTACTCATACAATGGTAACTGTATTGTCTGCGGAAACAAACTCGACTCGAGTTCCGCAAGGTGTTCGCGATGTTTTATTCCGGGGATCGTTTCTTATATTGAACGGCATCCGAATTATCGGATTCCTTATTTTTCCCATTTTATGACATCACACATTTTTCTACATGATGTTAGATCGCCTCATACCGGCCAACCCTATTCTCCCCGACCTGTATTCGGAAACGGTAAAGAAAATTGGTTGTTTGTAGAAGGTGTTTGTTACAAAGTTCGTAGATAGGAGGCGCCATGAAAATAACTAAACTGGTCAGTCAGGAAAAATCGAAAGATGGGCTCGTACAACTCAACAATGAGGATGGCGACTACATTCAAATCGCCTGGCGTTGTGTTTATGAAGCCGAGACTTCGAAGGGAAAGAAATTTCGGTTTTCGATGGACGTTCCTCGAGGAGTCGATCCAAACATACTCGTCGGGTTCGCCATCAAGGGCACCGGCGGAAGCGAAGTTGAACTCGAACTCGAGAAGACATTGATTGAGCATGGTCTATCAATTGGCTCTGTAGTAGGTGAAACAGAAACGAAGGAGGATTAAAAATTGAGCTTAGCTGAACTATTTGTAAAGATGGTGACTAAATCAGCCATCTGCTGTGATAAGAAGGATTGTCGGTTTTTCGAAACTTGTTGTTATGGAAGACCGGTCGAAATATTGGTCAAGTTTGCCGACTCACTCGAGAAAAAGGAGAAGAAAAATGTTTGATTGGATAGACCTTCTGTTCGTATTGTTACACTCAATAGGATTTATTTTGATGGTGATCGGCTTTTTCCAAATACCAATCATTCTTATGAGTATGAAGGAAAAGAAGGAGTATGGCGACGCGTGGTTCTACTTACCAGGTCCTGCACTCTTAACTATTTTCATTGGTTATCTTCTCTGGACCTTTTTTGGATATTACTAATGCCGAGTAAACCAGGACGACGACTCGTACCCGGGTGGTTCCGCATCTGTAAAGATTGCGCTCACGTAGGGAGAGTCTTCACTATACGGACCGGAATACCATGTGCCCGTTGTGGTGGGCGAGATACCTTGTTGATTAAAAGTAGAGTTAGGCCTAAAATAAAATTAAAGGAGTGTCAATTCTGTGGGGAGGCAATAAACGATTTTGGCAGGTCTTTCGAAAATCATGAACAGGCTTGCGAAAAGTTTTTTAAGATGGCTGAGGATTTTTTAAAATTATATCCTCATCAAAAAATATTATTGAAGGATATTTTCAGAAAGGATGAAATTGAATGAAGTGGTTTAAAAAAATAACTCAATGTTTCGATCATGTTGAACGCGGCGGTCAAGCTCTACACGTCTACCCAGCAATGCCAAAGTCATTTCCAAATGCTCCAAACTGTTTTAAGAGAGCAAAGTTGTGGGCGCATTTGATGGATAATAATGAGGAGCGGTTGATCAGGACTGCTCGAGAACTAGGTGTTAAAGTAATTAAAGTCTCGAAACGCGGAGAGCGGGGACAACATATTGACCTCTGTGGAGTCCCGTTAGAACGCGCAATGACACGGGCGAAAAAAGTAACGAAGAGATTTGTAAAGGAGGACAAACATATGAAATTTAGGAAAGGTGATGAGGTTCGACGCGGGGATCGCCATGGAAAGATCCTTCGAATCTTAAATAATGGTCGTATGGCGTATGTCAAGTGGGACTCGGTGGTGAAGGCTGATAGCAAAGGAAAAGTCGGAAAAGAAAATACGCGTAGGAAAGAATTGATATTGATCGGCGACTTGAGTCCTGACAAGAAGAAAAAGGAGGATAAGAAATGAATGAGGAAATAGCCAAAAAAGGAAAAGAAGATGTCAAAGTTACTGAAGTATTAAGGGTTCATGAGTTCCTAATAAATATTGGATGCAACCATGGCAATTGTCATGAGTGCGAATATTTAAAGAGTGACAGCGGTCCGTGTTTTCAAACTCGTATTAGGAGTATCTATAAATACGCAGAGTGTGCCTTAGGAAACCTAATGGCCAAACAAGAAACGATTGGTGAACTCTTGATGGTTTGGTCTTTGTTGAAAAAAGAAGGGGAACTCAAATATTGGGGCGACTCGTTGAGAGATCGACTTATTCAGGCATTAGATCGACTCACTGAATTATATGGAGGTCGATATGTACTGTGAACTCTGTGGAAAACATTTAGGGTTAGAATACCGAGCCGACGGTCTTTGCTTAACCTGTAGAGAGATTAACGTTAAAGAATCGTTTTCAATATTTTGGGTAATATTGGAATTACTTTTCGAAATTTAGGAGGAATACATTGTGTGGGGACGAACTTTATTAGCGGATGTTGTTGACTCTGAAAGCGAACTGCTCGACAAAGTGGCTGGGCTTGAGTCTCTGTGTTGGAGGGCTGCCGAAGTTGTCTCAACTCCTTTGGAGACCCTTACCCATGAATACGGACCAGGAGTCAGCGTCATAGTATTATTGGCGGACTCTCATTTATCGATCCATACTTGGCCCGAGAAAAAAGGATATTCGGTTGATATCTTTAATTGCAATTTAGATCCTGGTAAGGAACCAACGAAGGCCTTCAACATAATTAAAAATGAATTAGGTGGAACAGTTCGGTCAATAGAATTATTTGATCGCGGCGGAGTGTGAAATGGCTAGAAGGTTTGTAAGGCGGAAGCGGTTTGTTAAGGTCAAGAGGAAATTTGTAAGAAAGAAAGGACGCAGACCAAAAAAGAAAGTTAAGCGAATATGTTTACGGTGTGACCGATATTTTATATCAGAAGGAATTTATAATCGAGTCTGTCCCAAATGCAGAGAGAAGAATGCAGAAATCGCGATGATGGAAGCATACGAATTAGATTATAATTTGGATTGAAAGGAGAAATAAATGATAACAATCGAAATAGAACTCAACGTTAGACGAACAGTCGTTTTTTTGTTGACTATATTTGTAATTGGAATAATTTTTATTCATACGGCCTGCGAGCCTATCAAAAAAGAACTCAATTTAACATGCGAGCCCTGTCCGCCAGCCCCGGTCTGCCCTCCCTGCGCTCCCTGCGCGGCACCGGTGTCTCCTGACGTTTTTAAGGTGGAGACTCAAGAGGGTATCGCGTCATGGTATGGTCCGTATGATTCATATTCGAAAACGAGTTTTCATGGTAAGCGAACGGCGAGTGGTGAAGTCTTCGACATGAACGATCCTGGTACTGCTGCTCATCGCGACTTGCCGTTTGGAACAATTGTCACTGTAATTAATTTGAACAACAATAAAGCGATTGACGTTCGGATCAACGACCGAGGTCCTTATAAAATAAAACGAGATCCGGAGACCAAAGAAGTTCTTCACATATACAATCACCCTACTCGAGTTATTGACCTTTCGATGGCGGCTGCCAAAAGACTCGGGATAAAAGGAACCGCACCCGTTCAACTTATTTGGCGGGAGAACGTAAAGGAGGAATAATGGAGTGGTGGGAAATATTCCAAGAGGCATTCGAGATCGACGAGCGAGAATATGATTTCGTTTGCGCCTGTGGACTTCATCATTATACTGTCTACGAGTCGTGTTGGACTCTGGACCCAGAACGAGTTTGCGACGACGAAGATGAATTACAAATGTTAATTCCGGAAGGAGATAAAATACGAGTACGAGATTTTCCTCTTGCGATTTTCGAATACAATAAAAAAAGATATGTATGGTATTGTGAATGTATAAAACACAACGAAGAGTTGATGTCCACTTGGGAGTGGATAAATAGAAACGGCAAAGGTTTAGTCAAAATATTGGCTCACATTAGGAAACGAAATTACGAACACCACAGACGTTTAATAGAGGAAATAAGATCTATTGTAAAGGAGGACTAAATGAAAAATCCAGGTGCAGGTTTGTTTACAACAATGTTGGGGATGGTGGCGGCATTTGATGCGAACGAAAAAGAGAGACAACAAAAATCGAAATCGAAAAAACAAATGGGAACCGAAAGGACTCCCTCACAAAAAATGAAAATCAAAAAGAATCGGAAGCGAAACAAAATAGCCCGCAAGGCAAGGGCGAGAAACCGCAGGTGAGTCGTTTCATTCATAAACTCGACGACGACTACGGATACTGTTTACATAGTCGTCGTTGGTTAATTTTCGAAATATACGGTACACCCAGGTCGTGCCCGTACAGGGGAATGATGGGTGATAACGATTGTCGATACCATGGTTGCGGATATTATGAAGAGAAAAAACTAACGCCTTATGCTCGAGCAAAATTTAAACTATTGTTTATGAAAGGAGATTAGAATGTCAATTCAATTAGTGGCTAGGTGTGACGATATTAATTGTACTAAAATCTATACCCATATTCTTAACTCGCATCGAGACTCGAGTCAACCGTTGGAATCTTTCAGAAACTACTTAGAAAGAAAAGGTTGGAGATTTTCAAACGATGGCGATCGTTGTTGGTGTCCTGAGTGTGCTCCTCGAAAAAAGATTCGAGGCCACACACTTTCGAAGAGGAGGTAACAATGAAGCTGTTAAGAACCGATCGAGCCGCAATGGAAATGATTTTCGAAGCTTGTATAGCCCTGGGTATGGACCGAGCCGCAGCGGCTTGTGAGTTGAGGGATTGCGTTGACAAATACCTCTTCCATGTTAAACTGAAGGCTCGAAAAAAGATGTTACTCAACCTCGCCGATAAAATCATTGAAGAAAAATTTCAATGGGCGCACGACGAGATGGAGCGAAACAGAGACGAACACCGTTGGCACGAAAAAGACCTAGATAACGATTGTATGAGGAGGTAAACATGGCTCTGAAAACAATAGTTAAACCGTTAGAGGAGATCGACGCTCTTGATCTCCATAAATTGGTGATGGAAACTAAATTGGAATTCGAATGTAGTAGCTGTCAAAAGTCTTTCTACGTTCCTCTATTAACGTTCAGACCTGACGAAATTAAAACTTCGTGGGATGGTGAAAGAATTAATATTGAAGTTAAATTTATTGGTGCAGCCTTTTGTTCAGAGTGTCGACCACCAAACGGTATGATCGCGGTCAAGAAAGGAGATAAAAAATGAAAACTAAAAAAACTATGATCAAACATTGCCACTTCAAACTTTGGAAGTTTGATTTCTTTTTTTGCCTTACCTACAATAAAAAAGTCTTACATCCTAAACTCAAGAGTCCGCCCAAAGGACGAACCGCCGACATCCTTATCCTAGACGACCCTCCTCCGGTCGACCTGCCAAATTGGACTCGAGGACTCAACGACGCTGTTAACAAAGCCTTCCCGCCTAAGAAAGTTCATTGATATGCCTAGAGCCTGTAAGCGGTGCGGTCAATGTTGTTCGAGGTTTTATCTTCATATTAAATTCTCTGATAAAAAAGAAACAGTCAACGATCTATTCAAAAACAAATTTAAAAACGTTCTAGATGGAAAAATCCTTAGCCAAATGATCATCCCCATCGAACCGCATCCAGACGGAAAAGGATGGTTTTGTACTTGTAAACATTACATCGCACCCATGATCTCGAATGGTAACAAAGCTCAATGTAAAATCCATTCTACTCGACCAGATATGTGTCGTAGATTTCCTTATGGACGAGCTGGCCAGTATCCCGGGTGTGGCTACAAAGGAAGAAAGAAAAGGAAGGAGTCGGGCGGACTAAAGAGAGAGTGAAGTATTATTACACAGTTCCAAAAGTTCCCGGGGGTGTGGATTGGAAATTTTTGAAAAGATTTGAATAGAAGTCCGCCCGACTCCTTTACGAGGATTTACCCATCGCGTTATTTCATTTTAGACCTCCTTTTGTTCGTAAGCCAAATCCCAATTACATTTTCTCTTTGAGACAATATAAAAACTTAAAGCTGATATAATTATACCATGAGGTTAAAAATTGAATCAAGCGGGGCGACTGTCTGGCAAGGGTCCCTGAAGGATTTCAGAGTAGATCGGCAAACCACAATATGGCCCGAGACGAGGGTTTAAAGTCGCCCCGCAACTCGTCTCATAGTGGTGCTACCTCGGTTGTAAGAGTTTCATATGAATTGTTTCTGTATTAACAACCCGAGACCAGATTCCTCCCGACTCGTGTCTGTAACACATCCTTTCCTTCTTACTTGTTTCTGTTTTTTGGAATTCGACATCCAAGTAAGGGACACCGGAGTCGTCTACTCGTAAGAATGCTGAACAAAGAAATGGTTCGTTCTTCAATTTATCGAAGTCTCTGAATAACTTGAGTGCTAGATCTTCGTTCGTCATGGTCCCTCCTTTAGCTGCTCGACTTTGGATCCGAGGCTCCCTGTGGACTGAAACTAATCGGGTCTGATTTGGGCACCGGCACAGCCTTCCGACTATCAGGAAAGTGAGGTAACTTTGCCTTCTCCTCTTCCGTATTGTAGTGCTCACAAAATTGACACGAAGTGTTTGCCGCGTGCCAACTCTGAGAGAACTCTTGATAACCGCCTTCCAACCCATATTCAAAGATAAGCGCATTTAAACAGCGCTCGCACGCTATGGAGGCTATTAAAAGAGAGTCAGAGAGTGAAAAAGGTTCTCGTCTGTGGGTTAAACGTTTGGTAGCCAGAGCAAGGGCGAGTTCCTCATGGACACCGACCATGCCAACAAAGATCCTGATCATCTCGTCCGCATCCCAGAAGTCAGGCCATTCGTCCTCGACTTTTTTCGATTGGGTACCGTAGCACTTCATACACTGTCTGCCTTCCCAGCCTTCAATCCAACCGTCGGTCGGTCGAACGAGTTCGTCTGGGTGGTCGCAACCGTCGACATCCTTTTGGAAAACTCTTCGGTGAACGTGCTCTTCAATTTGGAGCGGAAGTCGACTATGGTAGTACTCGAACTTTTCGGGAACAGCTTCCGTGACCGGTCCGTCTGGCAGAGGATAAATTTCGCCATCAACACTCGAGCACCACAATCTCATTAATTTTGTTGTATCGATCTTCATTCCAATTTCTCCTCTTAAAAAAGAGTGGCCGACCACCTGGGTGGCCGACCACTTTTAGGATAAGCCCACCTGGTAAATTATTACTTCTTCTTTTTCTTGCCGGCCTTTTTGGCCTTCTCTTTGGTGAGCTTCTTTTTTCCCTTCTTTTTCTTGGCCGTGTCTTTCAACTCGACCTTGGTCCGGAATGCCATCTTGGTTTTGGACGGGACCTTGACGGAGTCTCCCGTCCTCGGGTTCCGCGCAGTCCTGGCCTTCCTGGTCCTGGGAAAGAAGGTGCCGAACTCTTTGAAAGTGACCCGTTCGCCCCTGCGAACGATACCGGTGATAGCGTTCATCACTTTCTTTACATCATCTCTTTTGACGCCAGCCTCACGAGCGACATCTGTTATACTTGCCATTTCCTTTTACCTCCTTTTTTATTTAGGCCTCAATTAGCCTTTTATGTTGCTTCCTTATCTCCCGAAACTTTTATTGGTTCGTGAACCACTTTTGGTTTCTCTCCTCCTCCGCCATCGACGATTTTTATTCCAAGAGGTTTGAACTCCTCTTGGAGAAGAGTGATGACTTTGTCACGTCCCTTCTTCTCCGCCTCCTCGAGGATTCGATCCTTTTCCTTTTCAAAGAGATCCTTGGCGTCTTCCCAACTGTTGATGTTGTTGTACTTTCCGATGGTGAACATCAGAATTGCTGTAGATAGAAACGAGTAGACCGCCAATACAACGACAGCAACCACCAACCATGTGTTTGAGTTTTCCATTTCCTTTTTCCTCCTTTTTTATTTTAGTTTGTCTTTTTCCCATCGTTTGATAGCTTCCATAAAGGGAAGCTCTGGAACGACCGTATCCGAATATTTTCCTGTTGTAGCGTAAGCGCCTAACCGAATCGCCACAAAATAAACGACTCGCTCAGGCAATATAGCAGCAATAACGGTACAAACCCAATTTTTCATTGTTTCCTCCTTAATGTTCTTTGTCTTCATCTATGTAACCAAGGCCTTGTAGTTGTTTCTCGATGACTCCTTTGTCGTCGACCTCCTCATAAGAATAACCATCGCCAAGATCCTCGGTCAAGCCCAGTCTGGGAATGTGTTTATAGATGTTACTTTGTCTTTGAAAGAGTTCAGCCGAAAGACTCGCGAACAAATTTACTCCTTCAGACCTGAACGGTATAGCCATCGTTAAAAGATGAAGGATTGTGGGAGCGAAATCATAATCCCAGGTCCTCGAGAAGACTTTGAACCCGCCTTCAGCTTGAAATGTTTTTGGATTGGTTGAATATATGACGAACGGAATATGGGTTAACTGCCTGGTCCTCGGACAAATAACGTCATGGTGGAAATGACTCGGGTGTCCTTCTCCAAAACCTTCGCCGTGATCGGCGGTTACCAACACAAAGGTTTCTTTGTGTTCTGGTAACAACTCGACCAACTCGAGTAAGAAATCGTCTACCAGAGAACACATCGATCCGTACGCCGACATAGCAGCGATCTGATCTTCTCGAGTTAAGGTTCTCTCAAAGGCTTTTTTCTTCCACTCTTGAATTGTGATTTGGGTATGTTTGAACCAGTCATGAACCTCTAACAAATGAATGTAGAGTAACATCGGATGTTGAGACTTTAACAAATCCTTTAAGAGTTTTAACGACTCTTGGCGAACTCGGTTTGGTAACTCGAGATAATCTTTGAATCCTCGATTAAAACCAAACTGAGCACTCGTCCAGCCGCCGGGTACGACCGCGGCAGTATTGTAACCCACCGATTGAAAAACTTCTGGGAAGGTTGTTACACCGAGAGGAGACAGTGTTGGTATTTTGTCATCTAGTTCGGAACTGAACCGATATACTCCGTGATCGGAAGCCAACAACCCGGTCAATAGAGTAGCTACCGCAGGCAGAGTATAGTCGTTGGTCGCCGTATGCCGTTCGAAAGAAATTCCTTGTGCCGCCATTCCTCGAAGAATCGGCATCTTCGGCATGTGATCTTTCCGGAGCGCGTCAACGCAAACAACAATAACGTGAGGGTGTTTAGCCATTACTTTCCTCCTTTACTTTAATCCAGATTCTTTTTCTCGATAGTCTAGTGAAGGGCGTATCGAATATAGACGACGATCCTTTAGGCGCCGTCATTAAAGCCTTCTTCTCATTAGCCGAGACATCCATTGAATCTCTTACACTCAAGACTCCTCGATGTATTAAAACTTTAGTCGAAATAACTCGAGCAACCGAATAGGCATCAGCCAAATCGAAACCTGGAGTAACAGTTGTATTAATCAACCATGGTTCGAAATCCATTCCATAATGTTTCGCGACACTTACCATCATGGAAGCCTTGTTAGCATGCGCGTTCCCTGTGACGAATTGTTTAACCTTGGTCGGCGGCAGGACCTGAAACGGAAACCCTATTTCATATACAGTCCTTTTTATATGACCAATCACTTCTCCTAGTTGATAAACAGCTCGACTCTTTTGGCGCATGCCGTACGCGTACCCTTCTATTCCACAATGACTTATGGTTTCATGTTTATTCCAAAGATCATAGATGGCACAACCGACTAAGTGCGCTCGGTCGAGTTGAGTCTGTTCGCTGTCATAAGTCGAAATGTCAAGAGGTCTGACATACTTTAACTTCTGAGCTTGCTTGTTATCGCTGAAAACAATGGCGTCGACCATCTCATAATTTTTCGGATGAGGACCCACCGCCAGAACTACAAGGGCAGTTCCGTTAAGTGATGGGTCAACACCTAAGACTTTTAATCTTTTCATTTCATCATCTCACTTCGATATTCCATATAGAGTCGGAAATATTTCCAAACGAACTTTTCGTTTCCTTTTATCGGAAACCCTGCCGCACCTGGATGTCCGCCTCCTCCTTTACGAGCGGCGATCTTACTGACATCAAAATTGGGATCTCGAGATCTCAAACTAACTTCGTATCTACCAAAGTCAACGAACATGGCGTACTTTGTTTTTCCTTTTTTGGGTAACAAAGCGTCCGCAACATCGCCCGCGTAGATAGAAGAAGGGACAAACATAAAAAGTCTTCCCTTGTAGTCCTCGAGTAATACAGCGGTCTTCTTCGCGAAATAGATTGAACGATCTTTTCTCTCTTGAAGAGTTTTGACTAACTCCTGTTCTTCATCGGTTAATTCTGGTCTAGGACCTCTTTCAACAAATCTGTCCATACCCATAAAATTGAATAGTTGATTCATTTTTTCAGAGTGAGGTCGTAACGGATCCTTCAAAAGCCATCGGTCATAAACGTCGATAATTTGAGCGAAAGTATTTAGATTTAGACGTTGACCGGCTAGTAAATGATCTGCTAACAACTTCGTTCCACAGTGACTTGTATCGACAGTGAGGAATTTAAATCTATTAGCCAAAGGTTCTTTTGAAATATGATGGTCGTAGATAATGACGTTTAGATTCTTTGCCTTCATATATTTTCGAATAATACGAAGAGTCTTCTCGTCATTAGGACAAATGTCCGCCATATATACCGATGAATCATGAGGCATTTCTCGGATATCGGACTTTATTTTTTTGTCGAAAGTCGAGTAGTCGCAGTAAAAAATTTGAATACTGTTTCCGAACACAGCTCGTGCGACAATGGCACAACCTGCGCCGTCCAGGTCGGTATGAGTATATAAATATATTTTTTCGTCAGCCATTGTACACCTCCGATACTCCTTTAATTTTCCTTATCGTTATTTGATCTTCGATTAAATCTTCGACTCTTCTCATATGTGAAACAATTAGTATCGTGTCGTACTTCTTCGAGACCTCGGTCTCAAGGAGTCTGACTAACTCCTCGAGTCCCTCTTCGTCGAGTTCGCCCAAACGACCGCAGTCAATAAACATTGTTCGCATGGGTTCCTTTTGTTGAAGAGCCGAAATTGAACCTAATGCAAAGTAAATCGCTAGGTCCACTCTTTGTTTTTCTCCTCCACTGTTACCACGGTAGACATCGGCACCGTCTTCATTTTTTGCCTTAACCACAAATTTCTCTTTCGCGTCCTTTACATCCACATCAAAAGTTACGGTTAGTTTATCGTCTGCCAAAAGAGATACGTAATAGTTAGTATATTCCTCGAGCAACGGTAACACTGACTCCAATATCAAGGCTTTGATACCTCGGTCACTCCACGCCTGAACCCAAAATTCCCAATGCCTCAACTCGACTTCTTTTTTCTCTTTGGATCGTTTTAACTCTTTTTTCTTGACTCGATTTTCTTTTAGTTGTTTACGAAGCGAGTCGGTGGCATCGGTATACGGATTCAATTCCTTTATAGCCGCCTCGAGTTCGTTGCGCTGATAGGCCGCATCAATAGCGACTTCCTTCTCTGCCTCGAGATCGATATGGATAGGTCGAGAATTTTCTACTTCTGATTGAAATTCATGTTTAAGAGTTCGAACATATTCAAACAAATATTCTAGATCCTCCACATCTCCCTGTGCAGCTCTAATTAAGGCAGGGAGAATTTTTAAATCGAATGATTTCTTTAGAGCCTTTGTAGATTGACCGCAGGTCGGACAGTTTTTATCTGCAATAAGTTTCTTTTTAGTTGTTAGGATTCTTTTCCAACCTGTTAGTCGTGCCTCTTCTCTTGCCAATTTTTTATTCAGCTTATCTAGAATAACCGACCCTCTTGAGTTCTGTTTGTCGGCATGACTCATGTCTGCCTCGAGGCGGTCGAGTTCCCTTTTAATCTCTGGTACTGTTCGAACCTCTGAAAATTCGTCTACTTTCTTTTGTAGTTCTTTTATTTTTTTCTTTTGTTTCTCTTCCCAATCTTTTATTCTATCCTTCTGTTCAGTAATTTGTTCCGATAGATGAGCACTCATCATCACACAGACTTCAATATCATTTTGTATTTTATCGATCTCCTTTTGTCGATCGTTTCTTTCTTGTTTGGCAATCTGCGACAGCTCTTTTAATTTCTCCGGGTCTAGTACTAAGTACTCGAGAATATCTTTTCTCTCTTTGTCCGTACACTCTGCGAAAGGTTTAGAAAAAATTCCTCCCTGACCTAACATGACCGACCGAAGAAAAGTCTGGGGACTCATGCCAACAAGAAGATTGATGGCACGGTTGCCGTCGGTTGTTCCGTATCGAATTTTTTTATGGTCGTCGTATTTAATTGAGACTGAATTTTTATATTCGAAGTGTCCTCGATAACGAGTAATTTTAGCCTTCGTGCCGGACTCGGTTTCCAAGACAACAGAGACTCGACAATTCTTTTTTACTTTGTTGTTAACAATTTCGTCGGGTGATAGGTCTCTTATAGTGCGACCAAACAGACACCAATAGATAGATTCAAATAGCGCTGACTTGCCGGCTCCATTGGACCCTCCCGTGTCCTTCTCGCCCAAGACAACACAGAGCCCTCGCCCATCTAAACTCAAGTCAGATTTTTTATAGGAAAGGAAATTCCTAATATGGACCGAGAGTATTTTCATTTTAGATCCTATTTAAACAATATTGACCAAGTAATTTTAATCGACGAGTACTTAGGTCTTCGCAGGCCCCAGCCTTTTTTGCCTTATCAATAAATTGGACCATCGCGTCTGATAGAGATAAAAATTGTTCAACGGGTCGCGATTCTTTTTTCTCAATCGCTCTACCAGAGACGATAGGAATATTAGGGTGAAGCTCTCGGGCTCGCCTTTCTAAAAGAGGAGTAGCAGCCTTAATCCTGACAAACTCTTTTTGTCGAGTTATGATCGGGAGGTCGTCATCGGAATCTACATTAACAGTTTTGAACGTAGGCAACATATCTAAATCAAAAGGCTGGGTCATTAGATGGTCACGACCAACATTGACAATTTCAAAACCTGGTGATACTCCTTCATCTTTAAAGTTTCGACAACGACAAGCGCCAATATATTTTATCCTATTGGTTATTGCTTGTCGAATATGATAATGACCCAGAAGGGTTAAATCGAACCGATCAAAAAGTTTATGAGAGACCGGATTAGTCAATACCGTATCCCCTTGACAATAAAAGGAGACATTGTCAGTTCCGGCGTGAGCAATCGATATCCATGCTCTATCCTTACCGGGTGCCTTTCTCATCGCCTCCTCGAGATCATCTTGGAACGTTAAAGAAAATGGAAACAAATAAATAAAACAACTCGAGAAAACTAGAGTTGTAGGTTTCGATATTACTCGTATGTTGCCAGAGTGAAAATTCTCGAGTAGAGTTCGACCCCGGACAAACTGGAAAAAGTCATGGTTGCCAGGTATTAATATGACCTCGCTAAACCACTTGGAGACCTCTTTTAAAAGTCGACTACTAAACCAAAGGATGTCGGCGTCGACTTTCTTTCCTTCCTCGAACCAGTCCCCGGCGAAGATCAAATACTTACAACCCTCCTCTCGGGCGATGCCGGCAATATAGAGAACGGCTTCCATCGCCTCGAGGAGTCGAGAGTTGAGCCCGTCGTGTGTCGGTTCTGAAAAGTACCGATAGTTATGAGCGTGGAGATCTGTAAATACTGCTATTTTCATTATCTGATATGTCTCCAATCCCACTCACCGTCGATTTTACTATACTCAAATCGATACTTGTCTTCGTCTGTTATTTCCACAAGCCATCCTGTATCGGCCGGTTGTCCGCTTTTGATTTCTAAAACCTGACTTAGTTGGCGCGGAACGTTTTTGAATTCTCCCGAACTTATTCTTTGTAACAACTCAATCAACAATTCCAAAACAGTTTTCATAACATTTCCTCTTTCCTTTCCCCCTCGTCCTTTCGGCGGAGCAGGACGAGGTGTTGTCGGAGGATTGTTGATTCCTCCTTTTTTTACCTTACCTTCTTTAATCTGTTTCATTTAATGAGTTCTCCTTCTCGTGCCTTAACTTTTAGTTGATACTCGCCCATTCGCTTACCATGCCGAATTTCTCGTGCTCGAGGCCAGGCGTCCTCTGGATTGAAGTCCGCATAGGACTCGAGTTGGTTCGTAAAAATTGGTCCAATCTGCTCGGTACCCTCCAATTTATTTTGCCGGTTGCCTAACCACAACGGGTGAGGACCCTTCTCCCAAACTGAACCAAAGGCACCGAATACCGGAGTACCATCTATGTGCTCGACGTCGATCGGCATGATCGCCAACAAATGATTTTCGCTACTCAATTTTCTTTGCCAATTGGCGTCCGTCCAGAACTCCCATTTCCCATCGGTGGTCATATCGATTAAAGGAATTAAGGAGTTCCGAAAAATAAGAGCACCGTTCAAATTGTCAAGGTATGTAATCCATGGGTCGTCCGGTTTTGGTTCCCTTGCTAAGTAAGTCAGCCTAAAATTGGCGAGCGATACGTCAGGATGTTTGTTTAGCCAATCGACCGCGGCCGATAACCATCCTCGGCAAACCAGAAGGTCGCTGTCTAACTTGACTAGAAAGTCATGATCAGAATACTCCTCTAGGAAATCGATAAACGAAGGCGTCGTGCCTCGTCTTTTTTTATTTTTAATTAGTCTTATTCGTTTTTCGTGGTGTTGTTCGACAAGGGCTGCGATTCGTTCCGTAACCCAATTGTCAGAGTCGTCGTCGACTAACACAAGACTAATGTTCCTCCAAGGATAAGTAGTGTTCGCTAAGATGCGAGTTAAACACATCTCAACGTAATGACATCGGTTCCGGTATTGAATTAATATACCGATTTTTTTATTGATCGATGTTCTCGGTAATAACTCTTTCAGATTCTTAGGTTTCGTATCTGGAACATGCCATCGCTTCTTGCCATCGAAAATACCTCCCATTTTTTACTCCTTCAACTTATCCAGAATTTCTTCTTGACCCGTTTTTATTTCCAATCGCCTTTCGGTCGATACATTGAGACGTCTTGATTGGTAGCCAGTAGATGATCTAGGTCTCGGAACTGTTCCTCTAACAGCCCGCTAACGTAGTCATCCCACCATCTAAACCATTTATTATATGACTCTGTACGAACTATATGTTTCCCTTTTTCCGGTGTCTCGATTTCTACTCCGAATCTTCTAGATTTCAATACAGCATATTCTACGGCATATTGAGTATTAGTTATGTCCTTTTGTAATTTTTCAGTTATTTTGATTCGCCCGTGAGCAGCATCATGATGTGTTCGCCAAAGAAATCCTCCTAGTTGATCAATAAAAAGATAGACAGAAACTTCAGGACCATTTTCTAAAATTTCAATAGCTTCTGCTTTTAACGAACCTGGGTATTCACCGACTTGCTTCTCAGTCCATCCACAGTTGTCACAATAATCGGGCGGATCTTTTGACAGTCGGACCAAAATTGAACCGCACTCTGGACACTTCCGATAGTTCTCGTCCACTAATATTGGAAATTTAGGACCTGGCATTTTCTATTCCTTCAACTCATCCAAAATCTCTTTTGCGAACTCGACCAACTCTTCGGAGTCCTCCTCGAGGAACTCTCCTTTTTGGTCTCCGAATAAAATCTTGAGCCCGCGTTTCGATTTTCTACAAAGGTTCATTGTTACCAGAGCATCAGCAATCCCAAAGGTCTCATCGAAACCTTGAGAGAAAAGTAATTGAAGGTTAGCGGTTTTGTAAGGAGCACTCAATTTATTTTTGGCTACCTGGACCTTCGTATTGAAGCCAACTATCTTATTTCCCTGCTTCATACTTTTCGATCTCGAGATCCTTAATCGCACCGAAGCATAGAACTTGAGAGCGTTACCACCGGTTGTCGTCTCCGGGTTGCCAAACATAACGCCTGGTTTCTCTCTTATTTGGTTGATAAAAATTACGAGGGTCTTGGTTTTCGAAGCCTTCAGATTTAGTCGGCGAAGTGACTGAGACATTAATCGAGCGTGTAGAGCCATACCGCCTTTAGACTCGCCTACTTCACCTTCCAACTCTGCCTTTGGTATTAAGGCCGCAACCGAGTCGATAACGATAACGCTGATCTGCTTTTTGGAACATAGTTTGTCAGCCAATTGTAAAGCCTGCTCTCCACTATCAGGTTGAGAGAAAAGAAGGGCAGCAGTATCGACTCCAATCTTCTGGGCATACCGAAGGTCAAGAGCATGCTCGGCGTCTATATACGCCGCGAGGTTGCCTTCCTTCTGACAGGAGGCGACAATATGTAACGCCAGAGTTGTTTTTCCTCCCGCCTCAGGACCGAAGACCTCTACGATTCGACCTACCGGAACTCCTCCGGTACCCAGACAAAGGTCTAGGGCCATCGATCCAGTAGAGAACGACGGTACTCCTTTAACGAGAACGTCGTCTGCGGAATCGGGATCCAAAATTAATACAGACTCGCCAAATTCTTTGGCAATAGCCTCTGCATCCTTTTTCAGACTGCTCTTTTTCTTTTTGAATTTTTTCGCCATTATAACTCCTTATGTCGTCGAATAATGTCTCTGTCCCATGATGAGTAATATTTGTTTCAGCCGCCTCTATTTTTGTCCAAGCCATAACTAAACCTTTATTCCGGCTTGCCTCGCCTTTGTTTTTTCGTGTGCCTCCATTTTCCTTAGGTCAGCTATCTTGTCCTGCTCGACCTGACCCTTCTGCCCAGACCTCCAAATTGACAACTCGTTACAGTTAGAACAGCTGAACCGAATGTGAAGGTACCCGTCAGGCCCTGTAAAAACGTCAAGGTCCTCGAGGCTTGGTCTGAATACTTTTTCGCAACAACCACATTGAATGTTAATCATGGTTTCCTCCTTATCCGCACTCTTGGTGATTACAATTCCTACAAGTTCGACACCGAGTGATTCCTTCGATCGGTTGTCGACAATTACATTCTGGACAAACCCAGGTCGGGTTCTCTGTATACAACTCGAGGACTCGAGCAATTTCAGTCGGTAGAGAACCCAGGGCTGTACCCTCTACTTTTTTCAACTGTTTAATAAGGGAGGGCAGGGGAACTTTATATCTTAGGCAGAGAGAAACGCATCGAGTAAGAGTTTCCATAAATTGAACATCTTTCATTCCTTTTGGATGAGCAATTATGAAAACCTCGAATGGTACACCCTGTTCTTTGAAACCGACCGCACAATAAACGTTAGATAATTTCTCCTTACCAATGTCTACCTGAATTTTATGAATTTCTCCTGGTATTGAATCCGGTCGTTCTACGTCGACTTGTTTAATCCGAGAACCTTTTTTAGCAAGTACCTGATTGTCTCTGCTCATATCTCGGTAGATCGTAACTCCCTTACATCCTAATTCCCAAGCAAATTTATAAATGTTTGAAATGTCTTCGGGCGTTGCCGACTCGGGGAGATTAATTGTTTTCGATACTCCCGAGTGAATATGTTTTTGAAAAGCCGCTTGGACCTTAACATGTTGCTCGGCCGGTATGTCGTGAGCGACTTCAAAATATTCTGGTAAATTTACTGTATTAGGAGGATTCTCTTCACGCCATTTTTTATAGATAGGATGAACCTCTTTCATAGTCTGCTCGAGAACATATTTGTCTGTTTCCCAAGCGAACACCGGTTCAATAGCTGACGAAGCACCACATATCCAAGAAGTAATGCCCGTTGGAGCGATCGTAGTTGTTGTAAGGTTTCGCCGTTTCGGAAAGTGTTTTCTTCGACTTACATCTTTACACATAACGACGGCAGGGTAGTTACCTAGAGCTTTACCGAGAACTGTTGATGCTTGATCTGTATATCTGGTAAGAGACGAAGCAATCACATCTGCAATTTCGACAGCTCGATCAGAAGAGTAAGGTACTCCTGCCTTCAATAATAAATCGGCAAAGCCTAAAACTCCAACTCCTATTTTTCTTGTGTTGAAGGTAGCGGTCTCAATTTGTTTTATTGGATAACAATTGATGTCAATACAAGAGTCAAGAAATAAAACTGCCAACCAACAAAGTTTTCTGAATGACTCATGATTAATAAAGTCTTCGCCATTAGGATCATATAACTTCGACAAATTAATATGACCTAAATTACAAGACTCATACGGTAACAAAGGTTGTTCACCACACGGATTGGTCGAAGTTATTTTTTCCTCAAAAGGATTAAATTCGTTAACGACATCAATGAAGAAAACTCCTGGTTCACCGCTCTCCCACGCCGATTGACAAAGTGAATTCCAGAGTTCACCAACATTGAACTCCTCGCGAATCAATTCATCCCCGTTATCGAAAAACGCAGACCAGTTTTCACCAGGATTTTCTTTTAGCATGTCCATAAACTCGTCTGTAACGGCAACGCTAAAATTGAAATTTTCGTACTTGCCACTTTCTTGTTTAGCTTTTATAAAACTGAGTATGTCGGGATGGTGGATACTTAGGATTCCCATATTCGCACCATGTCGTTTACCGCCTTGTTTGACAGCTTCAGACGCCTCATCGTAAATTGAAATCCATGCCAGAGGTCCATCCGTCTTCCCTCCGGTCGACCAAACTGTTGCTCCTTTCGGCCTTGTGTTAGAGAAATCGAATCCGGTCCCTCCGCCAGATCGATGAACGGCTACCATATCTTGGAGAGTTCCCATGATCGACCCAGGTCCTAACAAGGTGTCCTTGACCGGCAAAACAAAACAGGCAGATAGTTGACCGTTTGGAGAACCGGCATTCATCAAACAAGGGGTGCTAGGCATAAAATGTAAACTTTTTATTACTTCTTCGAAATAAGTTGTGGCGCTATCCCATTCGCAGAGGACTGATTTAAACACTTCCCAAGCTCCAACGGATACAGCGCCACCGACGTGTTTGGCAACGCGCTCGAACATCTCGTCGGGTGTTTCTTGTGATCCGTCCTCTTTTATTTTTAGGTATCTTTTTTTCAATAACGTTACAACGTTTGGATTCAATTCTGTCATTTTTCAACTCCATTTCTCTATTGGTTTATCTTCCCATCCGTGATACCACGGTGAGTAGCGAATTAAGTCACCATCCTCAAGAGACAAAAGATTTCTTTCTTCGTTTATTGCCGATTGAAGATGAGTCATGAAGTACCATACATTGACTGCGGTACGAGCTTCCGTTTCATCTTGAACTGGTGACAACAGATCTTCGGGTTTAATAAATCGATCTTCGACAAAATGGGGAACGGTTTTGAGATACTTTCTTATTTGTTTTCGAATTGAACTATCGAGGTTTCCATAATAATTTTTAATCGAAGTATTTCTACCAAAGTAGAAAGTACCAAAAGGAAAATAGCAATGACCCATTCCAGCCATCTGAGTATAAGAGGAAACATCTACAGAGTAAGGACCGAACTGTTTGATTAATGTTATTGCGCCAGACCCAAACCAATGAACTTTTACATCGGGATGCATTGAATGGGCCTTCAAAAAATATTCTCTCTTGATCGTCATTGAAGCCCTGGGCATGGGACTGAGCCCGGCATACGGACCCATATCGTTACAAATCATATCCCAATACTTCCAGGGTTCCGGTCGGTGATGAACATGAATTGCGTCGTGAAGGCCGTTGGCGCACATTATTAAATAGTTCTCGAGGCCAACTTCGGGTTTAAATTGGAGATCCAAATTGACATACCAATTATAGGAACCCCATTCTTCATATAGGAATTCTATATAGTCGTCAATTGTTATATTAATTCCTTTAGTCGTGACTGTATAGGAACCGCTGTCAATCATTATTTTGAAGTCTCGAATGTCACCACCATATAAAGCAAAGAGTTCCTTCATCGAGTTACAGCGCCAACTCCGACACCACCTTCTCAGAAAGGCATAACTCATCAAAAGATATGGATAGGTATAGCGGACGATCGGTCTAAAACTTGTCATGTTACTAACGGCAAGAAAAAGTCGAGTCTTTTTGTGATCGTGCGGGACCATGACTCGACCGGTTCCGACTTTAAATGTTGTAGGGTTTCTCATAATGTAATTTTTAAATATGGTTCTATTACTCCATGACCACAACAGGCTGACCACGCACCGTCTAGCCGTCCCAAACACGCGTCATGACCTTCGGGAGTGGGTTCTTTACCACATCGGACACAAGGGCGACGAGGATCGATAGGAAGATTGGTATCGAAATACTTCCATACTTTTTCAATATTGTCGTACCAACCTTTGTGACCTCTAAAATACGAGGTTGCCATCACTTCCATCCTTTTGGTAACTCACTTTCATAATTAGTATAAATTTCCGAAGACCGAATCCATTCTGGATCTGGTAACTCAATTAAACTTTTCTCTTTTTCAATCTCGACCATGGACGCGAGATAACCCAGTGCGTTGAAATAAATTCTGAATCTATGCGAAGGCATATAGGGTCTCCCGGGCCTTAAATCATGAAGCTCAAAACCATGTGTCATAAACCATTCGGTGACCTTAGAGCGGATGTCAAGAGGTAAGCGATCAATGTGATTACTGTAGTTCGGGTTAAAACCCAGGTTAACCGCTCCCCAAGGAGTCCAAACAATCCCGCGATAAGCGACCGCGTCAGCACTCGAGCAGTCCATAGAATATACATCGAACATTTTGGCCAACTCTTTATCGACAGAGCCAAACCAATGAAGTTTCTTCTGTGGGTGCATTGAATGAGCTTTGGTAAAGTACTCGAGTTTAACGCCTCTCTTTGCTCGAGGCATCGGACTAAGACCTCCAAACTCTCCACAATGATCTGCTATAATATCCCAGTACTTCCAAGGCTCTGGTCTATGGTGGACATGAATGGCGTCATGTAATCCGTTCGCACAAAGGATCGCCCAGTTTCGAAGTCCCTCTTCTGGTTTGAACTGAGTATCGAGGTTAACATACCAATCGACATTATCCTCTTCGTGGTAGAGCCATTCAATATAAGTATCCAGATCTACCGAGGTACCTTTGACCGTAGCACTGTACGAGCCGCTATCTACCATAATTTCGAAATCGTCGATGTTTTTATCTCGAGCAGCAAAGGCATTCCGGAGGGAACCGAAAACATTTGTCACGGTCTTGTAGTACCAAAACGACATTAAAATGTAAGGGTAGTTCGCGTCGAGAAGGCCCCACATGTGTTGTGCTCGAGTAGTGGTTAAGAAGATCTTGGTTCGATGAATTTTGATCTGCTTTTGATCTGGCTCGGTTTTGAAAAATTCAGAGGCGCCTGATCCACCCTTAAAGTATAAACCGTTGTAAGTGTCTCGGCGCACTCCTTTATTGCAAACTTTTTCAAAACCTATTCTATCGTTAGTTCCCGGTTCCCAATCGTCCGAAGAGAACCAAGAGACAGCTGTCTGGGTCGAGTCCGTCTTCATCAAGTGGCACTTCCTGCGTATTAATTATTTTTAGGGAGAGCGTATCTCCCTTCTTCGCATTGTGGAGAATTTCTATGTTCTCGAGTTTTAGTTGTGTTGCGACTACTTTCATTCTGTTTCCCAATGTTCCGGTTCTGGAATTTCGTTTTCAGGAACTACAGTGAAGAATCGTTGACCTTCATTCGCAAAATTTATTAACTCATTAGGTATTTTTTCTTGGAGTCGACAAACTTCGTCGGTTTCTCGTTTCTCATCTTCCTCCATCCAATTCGGATCAGTCCAATTCACTTTAACGTTGTCTCCACCTTTTCTTCTCCGACGCTTCGCATAAATATGTCCGTCGTCATTCCTCGAATAGAATCTGTAATCATATACGAACGCTGGCATAACTTTTTTAATGGTAGCCAACATGGCCAAACCGAACCGATGCATCTCATCGACGTAGTCCTCGTCGCATAGGATATCAAATAGCCGACGCATGGTTTCCATATTAGCGGTGAAGATAAATTTTTGAAGAGCAGAGTTCGGGTAAACCAGTCGAGCATCCTCCGGGTCCCAGCCGAAATTCCGAAGGCGTTCATAATATGACTGAATCGTTTGCATTGCTTCTTTATAGACCATGAGTTCCTCGGGAGGATAATCTCGGGTTGTCGGCATTATAAATTCGAACTGACCTTGGTCGAGGTATTTTTGTGACACCATGTTCTCTGCTGTATGTTGGTATCTCAAATAATGAAGAACAGATTTCCTGCTGAGTTCGACTCTCCAGGTTACAGTTACCTGACGGAACAAAGCGAAATGTCCGATGGCGATGGCGAACCTGACTGCCTTCTCTGCTGTCCTGGGGATCACCTTAACAACTTCTACGTCGTCTTTTTCAAACCCAGGGATCACAGTACCGGGTTTCGGAATCATGGTAAGATTTTTCAATTGGGTCAAAGGAACTTGACGACCACTCTTAAATTCGACAAGAGCAGGGTGTTTCGGGAAGTGTTGCGTCCGGTAACTAAGCTCTACCAGTTCTTCCAACAGCTCTTCTGGTTCAACCGTGTGGCGCATTAATTCGATTTTCATAATTCCTCCTGTCTCAAAAATTATTCGTCTACGGGAGTAGGTTTAGTTTTCTCTCGGATTGAGGAAGTTTTACCAACTACGGTAGCCAAAGCACATCGCTGGTATTGAGAACAACCTAAACACTTTTTGACAATCCCGGCTTGTCTCTCACCTTCCAAATACTGAGCAACTCCCTTTTGAATTACGAAACCTTCGTCCATGCCAGACACGGCCTTCAACTCTTCTCGAGGAGGCCAAAAATTCATCCTACCGAAACATCCGGGCAGAACGTATTTGAATTCGTCAGACTCGTGTTCCATGGACTCTCGGTATCCTTGTTCGAAAGGATCAAACTCTGTCGCATAGTCGTGTTCAGCCCTCCGGGTAACTCCTAACTTACGTCCGATTTCCCTTTCCCTATTGTTTAAACTTTTCTTCTTTGCCATTTTAGTCCTCCCACTTATCGATTAAATCGAGTACTTTTTTCGAATAGATTTCTATTTCATCCTTTGGCCACAAAGCCTTTTTGTATCGATCCTCCTGACCTAAAGGTTTGGTACAGTCAAAACCTACCTTAGTCGTGTGCCGAAAGACAGGACAAGATGGATCGAGACTCGAACCAACCAAAGGATGGCCAATAATAATTGTATCGGTCGCAGGCTGGTATCTCGTGTTCCATGCGAACTGCCGGTCACGAGGATTATGAACGTCGATGTCGTCGTCGTATATCCAAACACTTTTTATAGTGACGGTCGAGAGCGCTGCTAAAATAACATTGCGCGCTTCGCCAGACATTCTCTTTTTAATGGAAACGTGAGCATCGAAAACATAGTTGCCTTCTTTTCCCAAGCTAATATCGACCACTTCTGAACAGGCTCTTTGAAGAATTTCGAAGAGGTAAGGAACATTCGCCGTGCCACAAAGAATATGATCCTCGAGCACAGGGAATCCGGTGGTCATGGTTTGATAGATCGGTGCGTCGGATCTGGTCATAACATATTCTACTTCTACTCTCCAAGCCGCGGAAGTATTCGAAAAGGAATAGGTACCAGGAAATTCCCCAAACGGGTTGTCGTTAATAAGGTTTGGTTTGTTCGGTTCGCCTAATGGAACTAATCCCAAAATAACAATTTCAGAATCTGTAGGGATAATATGTAAGTGGTCGGGAGCGTATTTCGCATGTTTGGAAGGAGTCCAACCACAAAAATCTCTCTTCTCGTTTCCGGGTGTGAAGCGATCTGCGACAGCATACTTATCCGTGTTATGAGGTACTTTGGCTTGAGACGCGAAAACGTCGCAAGGTGCGGCTCCTATTAATGTAATAACAGGTGCCTTAAATCCTCGTTCATGCCATTTCATTATCGCTCTACCGATCCTTCTTTCGCCGGTAGCCAAACACCCGAGAGTATTTTTATCGATGACCTTCATTCGGTGAATACCAGAGACATAACATTCGAATTCCGGATCCCAGACGATCTGGACACCTCCGGTGATGAATCGACCTCCGTCTCTTTCGTTGTGAAGACAAATCGGAAGGTCTTGGAGTTCGTATCGAATGTCGTATACATGACCTAAGTCGTCTCTTTCGGGAAAAATCCGAACCACGCCATGTGACGTTCTGTTCAACGCTCGCTGATATTTTCGCCAGGCCGGAGTACTTAAGTCGAATTTTTCTTTGGTTCCTAAACACCAATCCAATATACGACTTACTCGTGCCTCGGTTCCATACATTCCAGCGACAACAGAGATTGGATATCGAGTCGTTTTCGGATCTGGTGCCATCTCACTCGAAACATTCTCGAATATGAACCCGGGGCTAAATCCAGAGGGATCGTCAGCCGAAGCGCGAACGAATTTCATTATCTCGTAGTCGATCGAAACTTTTTCGGTTACTCGAATCATTCGACCAGCATAATTCCAGGGGACCGATGGTTGCGAATTACACAATTCCGCTAGGCAAGAAAACATACTCAACGGCTCGTCTGGAAATTCTCTTGCCTTAAAGATTCCTTCATTCCATTTCATAATCTTCTCCTTCTTTGACCTTTAGGGATCAAAACGAACCCCATTGTTCCACGTCAGCTACTGAAATTCCATCTTGAACCAAATTACTTGCCAATTGTTTTAATTTCTTTTCCATTTGTCCCGATGGTCCTTTATCGTACCAAGGATAGAGTATTCCTTCTTTCTCGTCATCCTGTTCTGGCATTATTCGATGGTCAATGCCTATATGCTCTAGTGCGCAATTCACTCCGTAAATATATCCTAAACCAACTAGAGCCTCATAGACTTTTTGTTGCTCTGTTTCTACCATGATCTATCTCCTCAATGAAAATCGATGGCCTTAGTCGAGCAAACCTTGACACAGACCGGTTCACCTTCGCAAAGATCGCATCTCATCGATTGACCTAATCTCCAATTCCATGCCGCTGAACTCAGCGGACAAACGATTATACAAAGTTTACAACCAATACAAAGTTCCGGGTCTACGACTACGAGACCTTCTTTTGTTCTCGTACAAGCTCCAGACGGGCAGACCACAACGCATTCGGGCATCGTACAGTGTTGACAAACGAAAGGAAAGAACTCTGCCGACTTTTTACATTGTCGGTCAATTCTGATTCTCGATTCCTCGGGTTCGCAGCGTCCGTAATGGTTTAAAGAGCACGCCAACTCGCATGCCTTACAGCCCGTACATTTAGTATAATCGACTCTAATCCTTTTGGTTAGGAGGAAACCCAGGTATGAGTCAGCCTTTTCGTATGAAAGTTTTTTAGGCTGAAAAGAACAGAGGAGCGCTGACTTCGGTAAGATCCTTTCTACAGGATTCTCTAAAAGGATTAACTGCCTTGTCACCAAAACAACGGCACGAGAAAAACCTCGAACGATTTCGACCGGTGTCGATGTAAGATGACTCCATAGACTTTTAATTCGTTCTTTTCTCATTTGACAACCAATCCTAATTTTTCAAAAGTATCCGGTGTCGGACATCCCTGCTCGTCATATCCGTTATACTCATAGAACTGATCGCGGGCTGATCTTACGTCATGATGTGAGAGTTGATTCCTCCCATTCAAAGGCTCTACGAAAAATTTCTCGGGAGGATAATCACTGAACTTATTCATGCCGTACACTTTCGAGTTCAGATATCTTTCTAAGACGGTTATCCTCTGGCCCACTGCTCGCAGGCCACACCAGTTCATATCTATACCAAGAAAAGTCGAAACCATCTCCGCCATCAACTCGAGGCCGACTCCCATTCTCCAACTTGAGGCGAATCGACAAAGACCCAGGGCATCGGTCACAGCATTTTGATCTTGAAAGTAAGAAATGATAGCAACCTTTCCTCTTATACTTTTCGAATTTATTTTAGGATCGAACCCGTCCAGGTCCAACCATTCTTTCATAATATCAGATGGTATTCCAAAATGAATAGCCATCGCCTCGAGATCCTCTCTCCCGTACCACTGACCGTAGGCCTCAATCGGTGCCAAACTTCTAAGATGGTCAGCGCCTCGAGTAGCCGTCATACAAGCAATAGTAGCCGCAAAGTTTTCTGGAACCCTGAAGTCTAGGCTGGGTGGCATTGAATTTTTAATATCGACCGAATACTTTCGACGGAATCGTTTAAGAACATCGCCCTTATTTCCGTCAGGACCTGGAGGAAATATCTCAGAATATCTTTCGAACCCGGCGTCAAGACCATTCCAAAAACTGAGATCTCTTCTTCTACTATCCATCCAACTAGCAACTCGCGTCCAAATAGCCTCAGCATCTCCAAATTTAATTCGATCCATATTCATCGCGAAGCCATCTTCGGTCATTTTCATCAACATACCTAGAACGCCAGAGGTCTGGACTACATCGAGACCCAGGTTGTTGAACCATTTTATCAAACGAAGGCATTCGTCTAGATCGGTGATTCCAATTTTAAGACCGAGCCCGTTCAACGCCTCGTACTCTACCCCTTCGAACCCGAAAGTAAGTTCATGAGAGCAATGAATCGAACAACCATAGCAAGCTCGACTTTTTACAACTTTCGTCTTCAAATTTCCTGGTTCGAATTTGTAAGCGTGTGGCGAATCTCCTTTATCCCAATAATTAACCGGTAGTGCTTTGACTCCTTTATAAATGGATGTAATAATTGAAGTACCAGATTGTGAAAACTCACCGAACAAAGGATTCGATCGAACTTGTTTATGAGCCGCCAGACAAGCGTCCATAAACTCCTCGGGTTGGGCAGGTTCAAGACCTCTAGTTCCCCGAACAACGATCGCCTTGACTTTCATTTTCCCGAGGACGGCACCAATACCGCCTCCTCCTGCCGCTCTATCGCCCGACATAACGCAGGCGTACGCGACCTGGGTTTCTCCGGCCGGCCCGATTACAAGAGACTGAGCGTCCGGCCCAAACTCTTCTCGGATTCTCTCAGTTGTGTCATGAACTCCGAGTCCCCAAAGATTACCAGCGTCAACACTTTTTATTTTTTGGTTTTCAATATATATTAAAATAGGTTTTTCGGAAATACCTTCTAACCAAATTTGATTCCAACCTGCTCTTCTTAGTTCAGCTCCAAAAAATCCTCCGAGATTCCCATCAGCCCATCTTCCTAAAGAGGGTGATATATTAGTACCAATAGTACAGCGAGACGACGATGGACACAGAGTTCCAGTCAACAACCCTGGAGTAATAAAAACCATCGGGAAATTAATAGAGCGGTTTTGAAAAGTCAGATGACTGTTCAATCCTCGCCCTCCCAAAAATTGTAAAAAATTTTTCGGATGAAGGCAATGAGTTTGGTAAACTCGATTGTCCAAGCCAATATGGGCAATTTTAGGAGCAGAAAGTATCATTTTATTTCTCCCAGAGTGCTGCGACAACATCGGTCATCGCTGACGAAATAGTACAGCCACAACATTTGGCACGATAGGTCTTCAACATCCTCTCGGTCCAAACAAAAGGAGTCGGACTCGCTAAAGGTAAAACCTGAGGATCTGGTAAGGCGACGTCTGGACACGCCATTACCGAACCATCGCAATCCAAATAAATATACGGAAGGTGGAGTTGATCTCTACAATGCCAATCGTTATTCGCTCCGTGAACCTGAATTATCCTAATGTATTCCTTTGATCCGAGAAAAAGATCTGGAACTGGCAATAAGTCGGATAGCATAATTTTGACTAACTGGTCGACCTCCTCCTGGTTTAAATTGCCAGTTCGATTCGGTGCCCTAAGAACGTGGTAGAGTTCGTCCTCATTCGGTTCGCTGCCTTGCCGAAGACAAATATTCATCTTAGCGTTCAACTGAACCAAACAATCAATAAGGCCAGATAATCTAGGCAAGGTATCCGAAGATACCGTAATATTTACGCCGACCTCGAAATCGGTTTGGTTGTCGGGAAAGGTCTCGATGAAATGGAGGGCAGCAAAAGCCTTCTCTTCTGCCGGATCGGATCTCATCTCATATTGTTTCCTTCTATTCGGAAAGAAATCCATTGAAACGAAAATTGAATCCCCTTTTCCCAAAACTCGAGTCAACATTTCCCACTGCCAGGTTTTACTAACATTCGACAGAACAGAAATATTACAACCGAGTGTTTTAATTGCTCTACAAACTTCTTCGAAACCCGGATAAATTGTTGGTTCGCCTCCCATCAATTTGAACGCTGGTTTCCGATGAAATGTTTTCTCGAAAACCTGGACCATGGTCGGTAGGATAGCTGCCCATTCGGTCCATTGTTTTTCCCGACCGATCGATTTGGCCCTCCAGACACCACATTGCCGACACCGCAGATTACAGCCGTGGGTCAGATAAATTTGATAACCATACATGGTCACCCCCTGTCCAACTCTTTGAATGGTTCAATCCAATCCATAAAATTAGATAGTATATAAACGAACCCGAACTCTTTACAAATTTTTCGAAATTCCTGTTCATTTAGTTCAGACTCAATTAATAATTTCGTTGAAGCCTTTACCCGTTTCGGTCGATTGTAGATACTTAAATCGATTAATTTTCGGTTTCGGTCAACGATACTCTCTGCCTTCTTACTGGTTACATATCTGGCAATCCGAGGCATCAGTTTAACCAGTTCGTCATAATGCTCGACCGCCTCCTCTGCCGACTTATAGTGTCCCAAGGCCACACGAGAAGTTTTGTCACCGAAACCTGGTACGCCCGGGATACCATCGGAAGGATCTCCGACTAACATTTTGTATGACACAAATTGATCTTGATCCAATCCTTTAGTAATCCGGGTAAAGTTTTTATTGGTTATAAAATCGTTTCGTTTCCGACTAGGTGAGATTATTGAAACTCGTTTGCTCACCAATTGATACAAGTCGGTATCTCCCGAAAGTATAATCACTTTTTCCTTTTTAACCGAGTAGTATTTTGCGAGACGATATATAACATCATCCGCTTCGACTCCAGACTTTACCGCTTGAGTAATCCCTAGAACTGGAAAGATTCGATCTCTGAGTATTTGAACTTGGTCGATGAAAGTTTGGAAATCATCGTCATCTCTTTTTTCGATTCGTTTCTTTTTATACTCAGGAAACAATCTTTTTCGGTATTTTGAACCGCCGATGTCCCATACGACGATAACTTTACTAGGATCCACTCTGTTCATGACTGACCGAACTATCGATAAAGTTCCGAAAATGGCACTTGTCCTTTTGGTCTTCCAACTCATGGTAAGAACCGAATTAGCCCTGAAGGCCGCATTGTTACCGTCGATAATTAAGATCATGGCAAGTACCAGTTACTTCTTTTTCTTTCCCTTCTTTTTCTTTTTACTTTTCTTCGGACGCTCCTCTTCTTCCTCGTCATCGTCATCTTCTTCATCGTCGTCCTCGTCCTCTTCGTCTTCGTCATCCTCGTCCTCTTCGTCTTCGTCGTCATCCTCTTCGTCTTCGTCGTCATCCTCTTCGTCGTCTGCTTCCTCGTCGTCGTCATCCTCTTCGTCGTCCGTTTCGTCTTCGCCTTCCCAAGCCGCCTTGGTATCCTCATAACTCGGGAGATCACCAGCCAGAGCGTCGAGATCGTTCAGGCCTTTTAGCCAAGCCTTTTTCTTGATTGCTGTTGCCTTCGCAGCGGCCCGGACCCTGTACTCGGTGTCGAGACCTTCACCTTCGCGGATGATTTTGATATCGAATCCCTCTTTCGGGTCGGAGATGTCTCCGATATCCTCATCAATGACCATCGATAACAATTCCTTGAAAATCTTTGGTCCAGAGATAAAGACCTGAATCCCAGCCTTTTTGTCGTTGAGGTCCACGATGTTGTAGAGAATTCTTCCCTTTGCTCTCACCTTCTCGATGATAGCCTTTGCCTTCTTCGCTCCTTTGCCTTTTGCCTTTTTTAGCTCCTTGACCTGCTCACAGATGAAGCACCGTTTACCGGCCATCCTTTGAGGACACATGACAATCGACTCATCAGGTCCTACCGAGTAATGGTAGGCAACTTCTTTGTAGAAGACCGGAGTTTCGTCTGGGTTCCAACTCGGTAGTATCCGAATTTTATTGGTCCCTTTACCCGGAGTCCAAATGGAAGTGTCGCCGAACATCGCTCCGGCACTCTTGCGATTTTGTTCCTTCAGAGTCTTTTGAACCTCTTCAATAAGACTCTTTTTACCGCCCTTCTTTTTTTCCTTTTTCTTTGGCATTGGTTACCTCCTTTTAACCAGTTTACGTTTGACTTTATCTTTCATTATATGTAAATCATCACCATCGGAAATTTTACGATCTACAGCTCCGAGAGATAACAACATTCCGGTCCGAGCCATCAAAGCCTTGACCGCCATGTCTAAAGTATCGACTATGAATTCCGCCTCGATCAACTCCTTCTGAACCTCCCGATACGAAGTGGACTTCCTTATTTTCATTTTAATTTGTTGTTCCGTATATTTTTCGTTCTTTATTCTGTAAACCTCATCCAATTTGGCTTCACGAAATTGTAATCGGGCCTTCGCCTTCGCTGCTACTCGTTTTGCTCTGGCCAACTTAACTCCCCACCGTTGGAGAGATAAAGGATGTTCGATCATCTCCCTATTGATGTTCGACACATCTATATCTAAATCTTTTCGTATATCACTCTTTTTCATCCCAACACCTTCCCATTTCAGTATCAAATTCTAATTTAAGTCTATTGCCTTTATACCTCAAGGTGGTTTCCATTTCCTCTTTAATCAACTGTTTAACGAATAAAACTTCTTTTTTAAATACTCTCAAATACAGCGCGTCATGAACTTGCATTAAACAATAGGTTTTCATATTCTCTTCGCGAAGTCGAGTATGAAGCCTAATAATTCCTTTATTAACCCAATCGGCAGCCGGCGAGGAAATCCTATAATTGTAACATTCTCGAACAGTTTTCTCTACCGTCTGTTTGAATTCGCGACCTAACTGATTCCTTAATCTCTGAACCTTAGCCAATCTACTATCCGCGATCATCTCGAAAGCAGGGAAATGTCTAGTCCGTTTCCAAAAAGCCGTTTCCAAATAAAACTTTTCTTTCGCCTCTCGTACATTGCTTTCACGCCATTTCATGAATACATGGTACAACTCGGCTATTCCATCCATCATATCTTCTACTTCTTCGTATGGTAAATCATATTCGTCGGCCATTGTTTGAATCGATCTACCATACATTATTCCACCGAACACAACCGCTTTTCCTCGTGCTCTCTGTTCTTTGGTAACTTCCTCCTCTGGTATTTTACGAACTCGAGCTGTCGTGACTGTATGAAAATCTATACCCTTCTCAAAGATATCTAACATCTCCGGGTCACCACTTAACAACGCTGCTTGTCGAAGTTCTATCGCCTTGTAGTCACCGCCTCCAAATAATGAGTCCTCTTCTACTGTAAAACAATTTCTGATTTCAGGACCGCGTTTGACATTTTGTAAGTCGGGACCTATTGAAGAGAGACGACCAGTTCTGGTTCCTGGAATCAAATAGGTCGTTCTTATATTTCCGTCTGGAGCCAATTTTCGGAGCCCTTGTAATTCTCTAGAAATTGTTGCTCTGTAACTTCGAGCTAAAATTATGAGACGAAGGATCGTTCTCTTTTTGGGCGACCGTTCCTCTCTTAACATTATCTCTAGTACATCGGCATCGGTCTTTGGTTTGCGACCAGGTGTTAGTCCTCTAGTAGTCATCTTCAACTTATTGAATAGTAATTCTATAACTTGATCGGGAGAAAAGGGATTGAAATCTTCTTTATTCGCTAGTACGCGGAGTCTACCAGTTATCATATCCAATTTTTTCTGATATAATTTTTCCAATTTCCCAATTCGATCTAGGTTTAACTTGACTCCATAGTATTCCATATCTGCTAACGGATAAGAAAGTGGGAAGGTAACTTCTTTAACCAGTCGAACTAAATTAGGGTTCTTCTCTAATTCAGTCCTAACTCTACCACCGTTCGGCTTACCTAGTTCCCAAGTAGTCCACGCGTCAACTCCGGTATATTGCCAGAGAATCTTATTTGGAATGTCAGCAAACTGAGCTTTTTTATTCCGAGGAGTATATTTCCAAATCGAATCTGGCCAATAACCAAGGTCGAGTCCGTAAAAGTTGGCAATATTTTCTAAATCGTAAGGACCGGTCTCGTCGATAACGTGATGAGCAGTCATTGTGTCGAACTCAAAATAAACCTCACCGAATCCTTCCTTCCGGAGAACGTTATAATCAAATTTAAAATTTTGAGCAATACGATAAATATTTTTCTCCTTAAAAATTTGTTTTAGGTCCTTCCGAATAATTTCATCGGCACCAGATTGCCAAAATCTTTTTCCTCCTTGGCCCCTCAGTGGTACGACCCAGGTATTTTTTCTACCCCATGAAAAGGAGATACAGAGAGCTTTGGCATCAATCATACTAGTGGAGGTCGTTTCAGTATCGACCGAGTAAGCCGGTGCCTTCTGAATCGCCTTATAGAATTCTTCGAAACGTTCTAGAGTATCGGTAACTTTAATCTTAGGTGGTTCGTTATGGTCGGGAAATCCTTTTCTCATCAACCGTTTTATTTCTTTAAAGTCGAACTTAAAAGTAGATAACCATCTAGGATCTTTATAAAGTAAATGAGGATGTCTCATCGGATAAACCCAAATGTCTCCGAAATCGTCCTCGAGATCCGACCAATTAGATTCAGCTAGTCCTATTCTCTCTAAATTGACGAAGTCACTAAACGTTCGCCTGAATCCTCTTTCCTGTGTTATCGAAAATGGTCTACCTGTCAAGGCTTTGAGAGCGTCAGCACCTAGAGCAATTATTAATTTAGGTTGAACCATTTCTATTTCGTACCAAAGATGTGAGGCACAACGGTTAACAATATCGATCGGGACTTTGCCATATTGAAGAGGTTTGCATTTGATAGCGTTAGTTATATAGAATTGTCGACGAGATAGTCCTGCTTTTTTTAATAGGAAATCTAATATATAGGAATCCTCTCCCATGAAAGGATGAAGTTGATGAGGTCGCGCATTAGCCTCGGGCCAACCCGGGGCCTCACCAACAATCATTACATCGGCAGGTACTAAACCGTATCCGCCAACACAAAAGTTGATCGAATCGGTTTTTCCCTGCTCGAACTTTTTAAACCAAGGACACTTCAAACAGGTCTTACGACCCTGCTTACTTCTAGTAAGATCGATTGAAGTCTTATGCCATTTACTTTCCGTCGCCATATTGACCGTCATACTCCTTCGTTTCGTGAGCTTCCCAACAAACAATTTGTCCGACTCGAACAAACATTTCTATTTGTATCCGCCGCCAGACATACGCCGTCCCTCCTATTCTACCGTCATAACCCGTATCATAGACCGACGACAAAAGGAGTATTCCGTTTCGGTTAAGGGTACTCCGACCAAAGAACATTGCCGCAATACCTTGAGGAACTTTTATTCGTTCGGCCATTTCAAAATTATAGGCCCCAGGTTCCAAATTGAAAAAGGCGTGTTGTTTGTCGCGCTCATGAAAGGACCTATGGATTATAGGTTCGACCATCTCCAGCTCTGGTACATCCTTCTCATTTTTACGAAATATCATAATACGATCCGGGTCGACTCTCCTTACAAAAAATAAACGACAGTCGACTCCGTTCGGTTGTAATTGTTCAGGAGAGACCCCACCTTCGGGATAGTAGGTCCTTGGTAAATCAGTTTCTATAAAGTCTATTACTTTGTTACCTGGTAAAATCATTTTCTTCTCCTGCCAATTCGTCAAGTATTCTCATATTGTGAACAATGGTTTTTATCTTATGAGGATCGTGGGGCGTATTGAAATCGATATCCCCTATCCTCTCGGTTGCCAGAGCCCGGGTACCAAAGTTTATACCTTGACAACCATGAGCAAAAGCGGAACTCGTATCAATACTTCTTATCCAATCGTATTTCGTTTGAACAGTTAACTCGAGGACAGGATCGGTGGAACCTAATAGATGGTACTGTCTCAAAGGAGTAAACTTGCCGACGCAGGTTTTATTGAGGATATGAGTAAGACCAATCCGATTAAAAGTTCTTTGGGTGGTGACTGAACTCGACCGTAGGTCAGTGAAATACTCTGCCGCTCTACAAGATAAACCAATCGTGGTTATGTTGTTGATCGAGATAATAGCTTTGAAACAATTCATCCAATCGTCGAAGGTTTTACCATGGATGGTTGCTATGATATTCCATTTCTTATTAGTTAATTCTTTAACCTTTGCGGCAAACTCCTCGACTACTTCGATCGTTCCTCTGCCATCTTGGTAAATCTCGGGCGCCATAATTTCCGACGCGTTGATTTCGTTACCTAGTTTTATCATTTCCTCTGGCGGATAAGGTTCGCCTAACTCAAACGCAGAGTTGTCCAAGATTAAAAAGGCACCTTCGTTACCTACTTCCTTATAGAAATTTCTGTAGGTGGCACTTTCGTCGAGAAGATGAGCAAGAACTAAATGGAAATTTTTATCCCTGACCAAATTCAAATGGTTAATACCGACTATGTGAGCTACTTTCAATGTTTTTCTCCTTTCAATTTCGATAATGATATTGCTGAACTGACGTAACTCGTCAGATAACTTATTCGTTCATCTAAAGATTTTTGATCAAGAAAATAATACGGTATAGCCATTCGAATTAGTTCTCGCGTAATCAATCTTGAAATATATTGGCGATACTCTTCGTCTTCGAATCTGAAATTATCTTTAGGTAGGGGAAAACTCGGTGCCGGAACAGCTACTATGGTATGGATATGAGGACTCTCGAAAAACAAAAAACGAATTGCTGAATCTAGAGAGGCAATAATACCGCGATCGACTTTTTCTGCCGTTCGAATATAAGCAATAGAATCGACCAATAGTCGATCGACAAAAACGACGTCATAATAGACAAGACCGGCCATCGCATTTGTTAAAACCTTAAAACAAATTTCTACCTGGGTTCGATGGTCGATATTTTTATATAACTGCGTTGCCTCTGCCAAAGATCTCGGTACACTATCTTTTTTATCTACTGAGGAAACAGATAGGTCTGAGAATGCGTGACGTATAAGACTTGAGACTTTTTGGCAGATTTCAGTTTTGCCAGAGCCATGAGTACCTAAAACTGCGATTAAGAATTTCATTTTTCAAGTCATCCTCCCTATATTCTATATAGCCGTTAGAGTTCCGTGGGAAACAAAAAAGTTTTGAAATATTAGGTCATTAAAGTTATACCAAAGGTAAAACTAATACTGAGTCCTTCGGTCACAAAAGTTTTAAAAAGGAGTGGAATATGTCTTCGAATCCGATTAAAGTTGAATGGAAGGATTATATAGATTACATCGAGTTGATGGCAATCGATATTAAAAAAATTTTGGCTACTACAAATATTAGACAACTTGAACGACTACAAAAAGAACTTCAAGGTCATCTAATTATTCCCGAGGAAACTGTTTGGTCTCCGAACCATCTTTGGAAATTATGGGGCGAGCCCCGGGGCGGTCTCATACCCGCCGTAATGTTATCTCACTTCCTTAAACTCGACATAAGATTAGATAGACCGGTTGGCCGCTGTATTTTTGTCGACGATATTTTAGATACTGGTTTGACTTTTCAGGGTGCTTGTTTTAGCGGCATGTCGGTAAAATCTCTAGGCGCGTTTATATTTTACCGAGATCTAGGGCAGACGTTATATCGACCCATTTATTTTTCCCAACGAATAGGTCCTAATGATGGCAAGGTAGTCTTTCCGTATGAGGATCTCAATGAAATCTGAAAAAGTATTAGCTGAAACTCGACGAGTTGTCGTCTCTTTAAACACACTTGACCTACCTTTGGAGGCAAGATTTTTCTATGTTTCGATGTATATGAGATATCGATTCGTATCGAAAATCCCAATGAAGGCGAGCGAATGGGCGAGTACTTTAGATATTGAACTAAGAGATGCCAAACGGTGTATGAAGACCTTGAGGAAGTCTGGTCTCATTAGAAGAGATGGCTCCATTGTCGCCATCCGCTTAAACAATTTGGCAAGATTCGAAGTGACATCGAAGCCGGTGGTTAGTCAAGAATCTAAGGTTGACCACTTTAATCGAATTTATACTCTGCTCAGATCTCAACACCTGGGTAACAAACATTTAAGACCTATAACTCCTTCCTCAAAAGTATATCACTTTTTAGTCAAGGCGGCAGCGATCGCAGACGAGCATGGGATTTCTTATGCTGACTACATCAGATTACACATCAAACGATTCAAAAGTTTTGGTAGATTTCCTTTACCAAACCAATTAATTTCGATCGACAAAATCGAAAATGAAATTCGAAAATTGAAATACGGCGAGTCTGTCGATCTCGAGTTAGGTGATGACGGAAAATACCTTGAGGCTCTGGATTGTCTCGAGGACGGGACAGCGAGTCCTGGACAAATCGATTATATCATTTTCAAACAGCGACTACATTTAGGTGAACTCGACGCGAGAACACAAAGGTTAATCAATGGCAAGAAAAAGAGTAGAAGATTTTGTAAAGAGTAGAGGTTGGAACTATCGACAAAGGGGCGAACAATTAGTTATTACAACTTGTCCTTTCTGTAGCGATAGTGGCGAGCACTTTTCTCTTAACAAAGAAACCGGTCAGTTCAATTGTTTCAAATGTAATGAAAGAGGTACGTTGAAACAATTGAAACGACTCGTAGGCGATGCGAGTGATCCTGCCTCCAGACTTCGAGACAAAAGAAAAAAGAAAAAAATACCGAAGAAGTCTCAAAAAATTCTAAACCGAGTTGACCAGTACCATGAAAATCTCCTCGAGGACCTTTCTGTTCTTAAATATCTAAGTGGTCGAGGCCTCACTTTGAAGACAATCAAACATTTTCGATTGGGGATCCGGAAACAAGGTGGACGAAAATGGTTGGCCATTCCTCATACCGTCGAGGATAAAGTTTGGAATATGAAATTCCGATCAATCCCTCCAGACGAAAAAGAGTTCAAACGCGTATATGGTTGTCCGACCATGTTGTTTAACCAAGATGCCATCGACAAATATGATGTCATTATCATAACCGAAGGTGAATTGGACGCGATGATCCTTTGGCAGAAGGGATTCAAAAATGTGGTCGGCATAACAGCGGGAGCAATGGGATTCCCTACCGAATGGATTGATCTCTTATCTCAAAAGGAACGAGTTTATATGAGTCTGGACTACGATGTCAAAGGACGCAGAGGGGCCGGTGAACTCGCAGCCAGAGTAGGATACGACAAATGTTATGATGTTCAACTACCAAAAGGAAAAGATACCATCGAATTTTTCCAACTCGGTGGGACCAAAAAACGATTCCAAAAAATATTAGACAAATCTAAACCGTACAAAATCCCATTTGTAGTCTCTGCCGCCGAGTCGATCTGGGAGCTGGCGGAAAATATAATGATGGATGGTGATGCGCTCTCAACTCTCAAGACACCATGGGAAAAGGTTAATACGATGGTCCAAATGGCACCCGGAGATTTGATAGTTCTCTCGGGCCGACCCAAAGTAGGGAAGACGACTTTCGCTCTCAACGTCTTATATCATCTTGCTCGAGGCCAGACTCCGGCAATGCTCTATTGTTTAGAGATGCGGGACGTCAGACTTGCTAAAAAATTGGTTTCATTGTACCGGAGACGGGCGGAGGTCGAGGATGTCGGGGTTCTGGCAAGCGCTGCGGAGCTGAAAAACTTACCACTTTATTTTGTCAAGGACTACAGACGGAACTCCGCCAACCAAGTTTTCGACCGGATAAAGGCGTCAGTGAGACGCCATGGAATCAAAATAGTCTGCTTTGACAACCTCAACTTCCTTTGCCGCGATGTTAAAAATATGACGGCTGAAATTGGTGTCTTGAGCAACTCGTTCAAGTTATTGGCAGAGGAGTTGGAGGTTCCAATTATTTTGGTCGCTCAACCAACCAAACTCCATGGCAAGGTTATGTCCTCTGAAAATCTGCGAGACAGCGGTCTAATTCAGGCGGATGCCGATGCCATTGTGGTGCTTCACAGAGAGGAGACCACCGACGGCAGCGCGGCCAGGAGAAAAGTGCTCTCCAGGCGTCTCCTGGTCAGAATAGACCGCTCTCGGTACTCCGAGGGAGGGGATACGTGGTTGGACTTTGACGGGGCCAAATCTCTGATAACCTCACCCAAAAAATTCAAACGATAAAAATGGGGCCGACCATTACGGCCGGCCCCATCTTGAATCGGGGAGCGACGCCCAGGACTATTTATTTCTTGCTCTTTTTCTTCTTGGACTTTTTGTCCTTCGATTTCTTTTCCTTCTTGTTTTCGGACTTCTCGGAGCCGCCCTTGCCTTTCTTCTGCGCCTTTTTGCAGGCTTCCCTGATTTTGTCAGTGTCCTTCAGTTCCCAGGTGTTGACGCCGAGTATGCTGGCCAGGACCAGGAGTTCCCGCCTGATCATTTTGTTCAGAGCCTTGTCAGAGTACGGGATTCCCTTTTCGATCTTGGTCCGGCGCTCCTCTTTGGCCTTTTTCTTTTCGGCGGCCGCTGCCTTGCGGTCCTTGCCTTTCTTGGACTTCTTCTTGGGTTTCTCGTCTTCGTCTTCGTCTTCGTCTTCGTCGCCTTCCTCGTCATCGTCTTCGGCCCGGAGTTCCGACAGAGCCAAGGTCATCTTGTCCCCGTCATCGAACTTGATCTTGGCCTCATCCTCGCCGACCAGTTTGATGATCTCGCCGGCGTAGTCCTCACCCTCGATCTCTGCCACGACCCGGTCGCCTTTTTCGAACTCGGTCGCTTCGCTTTCGTCCTCTTCGTCGTCGGAGTCGACTTCGTCGTCCTCGTCTTCGTCTTCGTCTTCGTCTTCGTCTTCGTCTTCGTCTTCGTCTTCGTCCGGTTCGGACTTTTTCTTGCTCTTCTTCCCCTTCTTTTTCTTGGAGTCGTCTTCGTCCTCGTCTTCATCTTCGTCTTCGTCTTCGTCTTCGTCCTCGTCTTCGTCTTCGTCCTCGTCTTCGTCCTCATCGTCCTCGGGTTCCGGTTCGGACTTTTTCTTGCTCTTCTTCCCCTTCTTTTTCTTGGAGTCGTCTTCGTCGTCATCGTCCTTGATGACATAGCCGAGAGCGCCGTAGAACTTGGTAACCTTGGACGAGCACTCGTCCGGGTCTACGGACCCAATAGCCGCTTCCAAAGCCTCGACGAGTTCCTCATCGGACATCGACTTTTTGACCTTTACGCCAACTTCCTTCGCGATTTTCTTCAGGTCGTCTCTGGTGTAGCCCTTGAGCGCATCCTTCTTCGACCCTTTTTTCTTGCCGTCCTTTTTCTTGGACTCTTTTTTCTTTCCCTTTGCCATCGTAAACCTCCTTTGTTTTTTTACGAGCCTTCGTTTAGGCCCTTTGTTTCCGCCAGCATGAACTGGCCTGTTAACCTTTACGGTTCCATCGCCTTTTAGCCAAAAGCCCAAAGCCGTCTTTGGCGCGTCCGACCTATATGCTAAAAACAGCACGAGATCTCTGATGATCTCGGTCAGTTTGACTAAGGTCTTAGGCCCGAGTCTCGCAAGTACTGAAAGCAGTTCTTTGTCGTCACAAACCTCTGGTGCCACTAATCCGAATGCTCTCTTCATAGATTGTACCTTGAGATCTACTAACTCTCGATCGCTGTACTCAGTACTGTAATCTCCTGGTAGAGACTCGAACCTTCCCGCCGTAGGCCATGTGCCTAATTCTCGTCCTCTCTCTGTTGGCCAAGCACTCTTGACTGGCCAACCATCCTTGGTTTTAACCTTGCCTTGTTTAACGAACTTTTTGCCACTTGCCGGTTTCTCTTTTTTCGCAAACCGGCGCGAACCTTCTTGTGCCATTCCCTGACCTCCTCCCGTAAACCTCCTCGATAAGCATCCGCCATAATTTAAGAGCAGACCTTTTGTAGTATAGACAACCTTTCCCGCTGTCCCCTTTAGCCACCCGGAGAGCCGCCGTTTTCCAACTAACGTGCTCCCACAGTGCTACAGAAATAACCACCATCGTTAATCCTTGATCGTTGACTTTCAATAGCCAATCCACCGGGACTGTGAGAGTCATATCTCCGCCAGGGTCCAACAACAACTTAATAGAGGCGTCATCCAGTAAAATCACCCGGTGGCCTCCTCCTGCAATACACCAAACGTTGCGAGCCCAGTTCAGATCTATTTTGGCTATTTCAGTCATCATAGGGATCGTACCACATTACATTCCAAAAGACAAGCGAAAAGTGGATTCCGGTGGAATTGTTTTTGTTCGTAAAATCAGTTACTTGCAGGAATTTCATCATCAGATTTCTTCGGAAAAATACAGCCCTTATTCTGCCTTCGTAAAGTAACGGCGCCTATATTTATATTCGAGTTCCACCACATCGAAAATCTCCTCTTTTTTATAGGTCTTTTTTCTACGCTTAGAATGCAGTCTTAGATACTTGTTTGGACCATCCATAAAATCTGCAACTCGGAGAGGCGGATTCATCGGGTCCTCTTTTTGTCGAAGTCCTCGACCCAGCCTTTGAAGGGTATTGGTATCAGCATATCCACCTGCTGCATTTACTATACCAGAGATCAATGGCAGATTTAGTGCGCGGTTCAAGACCTTTGTTCCGACAATAACATCGATCCCTCTACCTAATCTCTCATAATATGACCATCTCTTTTGACTTTTAATTCCGCCGTGGACATAAACAGCAGAGATCCCTAGGTCCTCCAACTCTCGGACTAATAATTCACCGTGGTCTCTTTTGTCAACCACAACAAAAACAGCCCGACCTTCTCTGACATAATCCTGGGTCACTCCGACGACGGATCGATTTCTAATCTCGCTTCCAACTATGCCTGACCACTGGGCATCATCATAATTGGCATTTTTCAAGCCCGGTTGTTCGACTCTATAAAATTCAATCCGAGCCTGACAAGATATTCCTCGCTGTACTAACTCTTTTTGGGAGACCTCTAACAACCGAGGTCCGAACAGTCCAGTCAAAGTCATATTTCGAATTGGATCCTTTTTGAGAGCCGTGGCAGATAGACCGATTCGATAATATGCTCGAGTCATTTTCCGAATCGTCAGTTTGCTAGTTCTGGAAGTTGCCTCATCGCATTCATCAAACAACAGACACTCAAATGGTTCGAAGAATTTGTTATTTAATTTATAAACAGATTGAACAGTAGCAATCGTTATCACATTTGGTTCAAAAACTCCTCCTCGTATTTGACCCATCAAAGAACGATCAAAATGATTCAAAAAATTTGAATGGAGTTGTTTAACTGGATCGGCATTTCGAACCAATATTAAAGAGGGACAACGGACTCGCCGAACTATTCCAATTATGATATTGGTCTTTCCCGCATTTGTTGCGGCATCCACAATACCTCGAGCAGATGAACACGATAATTCGATACCTCTTTTTTGGTAGTCGCGCAGGTCTTTGAGTTTGGGGATTTTGGGCAGGACTTGCGGCGGAGACCGTCGCTGGTCTTTGTAGACGACCTCGACACTCTCCTCTGCGCATAACTCGAGGACCGAGGGAAGCAAGCCGGTCATGAACCTGTCGGCATCTGTTAGGAAATGTTTATAAGGATCCAAAGGTCCGATTCGATTCCAAGAGTAATACGCGTTCCGGTCCTTAACTTTTAGATGGGTGTCGACCGCCTTTCGAAACGAACTACTATTCGTCTCAAGTGTGGTCCAATTGTTTCGGATAGTTAGTTTTGCTTTTACGCGGCCCATTTCCGATCTGATACCTTGACAAACTTCCTTCTTTTCTTGTTATACCTGAGTTGGAGTCGTCTTAGATCCTCATCGAAAATGATTTGAGTGGCATTCTCATCAACTAAATTTTCCCAATCAAACTCAACAATTTGAACACCGGGAGTTCTACAAGATCTAAAATGGGAGGCGAGTATGTTTGTGAAATATCTTTTGAGGTATCGAACTAATAGAGTTTGGAATTGGACGTTCCTAGAGGGATCGAATTTCATCCAGACCTTAAATAAAATAAGGCGGGCCTCTTGCCATAGGTCATTGTTATCTAAAATGGTGTATGAAGGTAGCCGATCGCGAAGTATTTTTATTTCATTTGCAATGTATCCATGGTAGTCCTTCAAACACCGATCGAACGACTTAACGAAAAAGCGTTTCTCTTTTTTAACAAATTTTGACATAAGGATATTATATATCTCTTTATAAAAAAGATCAAGCCTTTTCTTTAGTACTAAGAAGGTAGAATGAGATTGGTTACCAGGTCGCCTCGACCACCAGGGTAGCGGAGCCCGTTAAATTGGATCCATCGAACTGAGCATTGCCGGAAATATCAGGACCTGCTGTGACATTGAAATTTTTGGAATGACCTAGTCGGATCGCTCGGTATGAAAACCGACCCGTATAACCTAGAGCGCCGGTAGGTATTAGTCCAGCGCCGACCGCGACACTAGTTTGTTTGATAAAGGAAATAGGTTTTTCAGGTTCTGATCCCACGGTTCCGCTGGTGGATCTATCTAAATTGGCTAGACATTCGCCAAGATCTCCCGAACATTTATCGAGTGCTTGTTCGTATGGCTGAAGAATTTGTCGGTCGAACTCTGGTAAAAATTCGAGTTCGCCTCCTTCCTCGGGTTGGAAAACATCGCGGACTTTCATTCGAACAAGATGTTGATTGTCTTCAACCGTAACAGAAATTTCGTTGTTGCGCGCACATTCTTTACAAGGATCGGACATATCTCTTGTAATTTTGATTGGTTTTTTTCTCTTTCGGAGGTCAACAATTATTTCGTCAGCTTTTTTCTTTTCCTCGAGAAGAATGTTCTTGTTATGGCGAAGAGTCTCAACTTGTTCGTCCAACAAAACTTTTTTCTTCTCAAGGTCTTTCAGGTTTTCTCGCAACTCTTTATTTTCGGCTTTAGCTGCGTTCCAATCTCCTTTAACAGTATAATAATAACCTCCGATGATTAGCCAAGAAATTGCGAGCACTACTAGAAGAACTTTTTCTTTTTTGGTCATGATTCATCACCATTTGTCTGTTTGTTGTCTTGATACTTCGACACTTGATAAAAAGTTCCAACTGCCGCTAAAGGAACTCCAATCAGAGTAACCAAGGCTGTGAGTCCCCCCATCACCATCTCACTTCCTCGAATTACGGCGAACCACCACGTGGCATTTGTGAGAACGACTGTATTCAGCAATACGATCCAAAACATCAAAGTCGTATTGGAGAATTTTCCATTTCGAAGAAATTTTGGGATTTTCATTTTTCCTCCTAGCTAGTTTTTTCGGTTTCGCTCGAAACTTTTCTTCCGGTGTTAAAGGTTCCTATGTAGTCGGGATTGTTGCTGGTTATCTCGGGTGAAATGATGAACCATTTGATTGAGTCTGCCTTTAGACTTCTGATTCGGCGACCGCCTCGATCGGAGATGTTCCCTTCTCGAGTTTCGATTTGAACGGGTAAGTCTCCCTGATATTTGATACCGGCCACCGTTCCTGTATGGCCTCGAGTTCCCCCGTAATTCATTATCATCGCGGCACCAACAGGAAGTTTGGCTCGACCAGTTATGACATCGTCCTTAGTCGCAAAGTATCCTTTTTTCTTTCCCCATTGATAATTGGCATAACAAAGACCTGTGTGACCCTGGAAATACAAATCTTTTCCGAGAACGATCAATGCCGTTTCCCTTTCAATACCAGTTCGAGACCAACAGCACCAGGCAGGCCCCTTGATTGAACTTGCCTTGCCTTTGTACCCAGTCCAAACATCGATACCACCTTCGTTTTTGGGATCGAGTCCTTCAATAACTGGTCCTCGATTGGATCCCAAAGGAATTTCGATGAGACCTTTATTAATATAATGTTCCCAAACTTCGACGATCGCTTGACCCAAGCCTTTAGACACTAAACCCACCGCAGGGATCCATTGATGTTGTGAATCTCCTTCACAATGCTCCAGAGCCCACCAGGTTTCTTCTCCCACGGTTCCCAATTTTTCGGTTTCATCGAGAGGAATTTTATTCGGACCAATATGACGAAGTTGGAAATGGATCACTGCTTCTTTTGTCCAGGCGCCCGGGTCACCGTCGACCCAAAATTCTTTTGCTCTCGGATCTTCGGGATTTGTTATCCCTGCGCGAAGTGCGACTTTGGATGTCCAAAAAGGATTATCCGGACCAACACTTCCCACGTCCCAGAGTTTCTCTTGGATTTCTCTCACAACTGAAAGGAGAGTGGGATCTGATAGCTTTTCTCCGCAAATAATTGTCGGATTCATTTTAACCTCCTTTAAACGAAATCTTTCTTTTAAATTTTCTCTATAATCGAAATTATTCTTTACGAAAGATAATCGAAATTCAAATTTTTAAGGTTCGGACCGTGTAAAGGAATACCGAATTCTGCAGGTACAATTGGTTCGGCTTCATTTTTAAGCACTATCTTCCCTTCCTTTATAAGATCGATAATTGAAACCGTGACTGGTTTTTCCCTTAAATTGTCGAAAAATAAATGAGTCCTCAAAGCGTCACTCCGGTTCAGTTCGAGTGCGACACATTCGTGGGTGGGATCGTTCCAGTGATATGGAAACGGGTGAAGATCATCTTTAGTCTTGACCTCTGCCATGAACATTGCAGCCACGATCCTATTAGTAGCTTTCTCATAAAGCAGAAAAACCGTAGGATCGTTTCGGGTGGCCTGAATGTAATAAAATCTTGAAGTAAAAGCATTCCCGCCAGAGGATGTGAATTGCATCCAAACGAAGTTATAAATACTGCTAAACACGCCCGGTGGCGTACTACCGGTGGGGTCAGCGGGATTGTTTTCCATAACTCGAACGTAATGGGCGGACGCGGTCGCAACATTTTGAATGAAATTGCCGGGCCAAAAAGGTAAAAAATTATAACCAAATCGGAACTGTTGATTAACGGGCGCACCACCGGCGGTAGTTAATGTCATATCTCCAAATGTGACTTTCATTTGTCCAAGACCAACCGCGGACGCACCGATCGCAGGCTGGTCGACCGATCCCGCGCCATAGGCTGCTGATGTTAATTGAGGCCCGTTAGGCAGTGTTCCATTGTGATTATGACCTGATGCTCCTAACCGATCATAGTAAAAATAATCTTGGTTACCTCTTAATTTATCGAATAAAGTTTGATTTAAAGGACTATTAGCATCAGTTTCACCTGGTAATATTTGAACAAAAGCCATATTTATCCCTCCTTAAATTATATAATATCCATCCACTTTATTTGGTGCCGTTCCGACTAGATTGTCAGAGTCGCCAACCCATCCATATCTAGATTGCTCATTCTCAGAGGCACTATCGTAATCGTAGGTTATCGTAGTAGGGGAAATAACTGGATATCGTCTGACGATTGATGTGTCCAGAAACAGAAGTTCATATTCGTTTTTCTTTTTGTAACCTTTCTTCAAAATTTCATACAAAACTTTCTTCGGAGTCCCATTCACATTTAAAATATCTCGAGTTGTGATGTAAATAAAGTCTCCAGTTGTTAATTCGTAATCTTTAAGTTCGACGCTACCTTTAACTTTTTTCGTTCCCAATCTGAATCTGGCCAATAACCGAGCACCTAATACTCGTGCTTCAATTTCTCTATTAATAAAAGTTGCAAAGATAGTTCTAGGGACAACTTCGCCGTAGAAATTTTTGTCCTCAGTTTCGTTGTCAACAGCTACATAGAGATCATCGAATTTATCAGGATCCTTTCCGGGATTGTCTGAATTAGGTTTGAAATGAACAAAGACTCGAGAAATTCTACTTTCTTCGTTATAATCGATATCAACCGAATCGTCGATAAGTCCACTTTCGTCGTCTAACTCGTACGGAGGATTTTCGAACCAAGGAGGAGCCATGACTTTTCCTCGAATTAAGGAATCCTCTCCGTGCCAAAGTGAAACTAAAGTCTGTCCTCTAAACTCATTTAACAATTGACTTACCGTCTGTGGAGACGTTAAGGTTCTAGCATAAGCAGTTCCTGTCATCCACCGGTCTAATTCCAAACCTATCGAAGGAGGTCTGACTCCAGCCCCAGTTTCATGATAAGCAGGAGTCGTTCCATATCTTCCTCTCTTACAATTTATTAAACTACTACCCGAAAGACCTCCGTATTCGATTAGTTCATCTTCGTTTGCTCCAGCGCCTTCTATTTTAACGATACCCCCTGAGTCTGATAAATAAGCCACAGAGGAAACAGGAATCGTCGTAGCAGAATCTGAGATCAAACTAGTTAAAGTAGTGCTGATATCCGGATAATATAAAAGGGTTGGATCTATTTGTCCCCACCAACAAAGTAAATCCATGTAAATGATGGTAGGCACTATATTGTCGCCGGCCGCTAAAGTAGTAAACGAAACTGCTTGTTTAATAGTTTCCCCAATATTATGCGAAACAGACGACGTACCATATTGACCTCCGATACAACCGGTCAATCTATTCCCTGCCAAATCCTTACCAGTATAAGTTATTAATTCTTGTTCGATTTGAACTACTGCTAATCCATCTGGATAATCAGAAGGGTCCTGAAATTTGTCGGCGTTCGTTACATACATATTGGTTCCGCCGTTATAAGTTTGGGTTAATTTATTGTCGGTAGAGGAAATATTAGGCACTTTTTGTTGTAAAGCTGAAAATTGGTCCTTGGCTACTATTTTAACCTTACCATTTTTATCTATTTCAATATTATCGATTATTCCATAAAATATAGTTCGGAATTCAGATAAATCTAATCCTTCGAAGCCTTGTTTTATTTCGACAAGTCTGCCTTTAAAATATGGAAATCTTGCGATTAGATTTCTAAAGAAAGTTCCGTCGGTTTCTGTATTACTGTAATTAGTGTAACCGGTTATTGTGAATGAGTCTCGCTCGACGGTTTTAATAGCCCAATAAGTGTCTTCAACAGTAGCAAACGCACAAAGAATTTTATCATCAGTTTTCAGAATAGCACCTGGGTTAGTGTCGGTCGTGGCAGAAGCATACACAATTGTTTTAGTTGAACCCCAAGAACTACCGAAATCGCTGGACTCAATAACTTTTATATCAAAATTCCCAGCCTCACTAGTTCCGAAAAAACAAAGTAGACTAGATAATTGATGATTATAAGTAATGATCGGTCTTTGATAAGATGCTGAAGGCGATGTTAACAAGACGATTGTATTTGACCAAGTCCATCCGTGATCCGAAGATTCGACTTGTTTAATTGCATAATAGGGATAAGTATCTTCCGATGTAGAGAAGGCGCAAAGTATTTTCTTACTTGGTAGTTCGAATAAATAAGGTGTGTTCGCTGCGAAAGAAGCCGTGCCGGGATATATGGTCACCTTATTGCTCCACGACGAACCTCCGTCTAGAGACCTGACCATTTTTATATTAGTAACCGAACCGTCTTCGTCTGTCGAGAATGCGCAAAGCAAATCTCCATCACTAGTCTTAATTATTGAAGGCCAAATATTAATTTTACCAGCAGCAGCATAAACGATGGTTTTACTTCCCCATGAGGAACCTCCGTCTGTTGATTTTACTGTTTTAATATCATATTTAAAAATCGAATCGTCTTCGTCAGTAGCAAAAGCACAAAGTATGTCACCATTATTTAATTGAATTACGGAAACGGTTATATCAAAACTCGCCCCAGCATATACCGTTACTCTACTTCCCCACGAAACACCCCCATCTATGGATTTAACACAATATACATTGGCACTTTCGTCGAAAAAACAAAGTATATCGCCGTTTGTTAGTTGTAACAAAGCCGGTCGATCCACTAAACTAGGTGAGTTTGAGTATACCAGAGTTTTATTTCCAAACGAAGGTTGATTAATTATTGGTAAAATTTTATCAGCATTTGCCAAAGGTAAAGGAAAATCGTCTATCATTTGAATTGTTACTCGAGCACGACGAGTAACAAAATTCTTTTCATCAATTTCAGAAGGTACGTCTGTTATCGTTTCGACAAGTGGAAAATGATCTTCAATGGGAGTTCCTTCATTTAAACAGAATCTGAAAACCTTATCCGTTTTAATGAAGTTAGCAGGATCTTGGCAAGTATATCTAGTGTAGTAGCAATAAGGAGAACCGGAGGCAGTACAAGGAGAAACGCCATAATAGTTGGCACAATGGTCCAAACAAACGTTAATTGCATATTGAACTTCTCTATCAAAACTTTTTATTTCTGAATCATAAGACATTATTTAAACTCGACCTCTTATGTCAAAAGTTATTACCCTTAGTGCGGCTGGACCGATTGGTGCCTCGAGTCCCTTCTCTGGATCTAACGCCGCATATAACACTTCTAGAGGGTGGTCAGTTGGATCCCACAGAAAAAAGAAAGGAAAGAAACCATATTCGTCCCACCAATCAACTCCTACCGATTCCATAAAAGTTTCACCTAAATAGTTGAAAGTCAAAGTCATTTGATTTTGTTTATGAATCAAAACTTTTCCTAATAATTCACCAGTTCTACTTCTCGAACTTTTAATTTCCAATTTTCTTCCTTTAGGATCAAAATCGTCTTCGGGATATCTTTCCATCTTCAAATGTCGACCAACAAAAGGAATTCCTATCTTTGCCTCAAAGGCGTCCGGAAATTTAATCGAATGATATTTGTAGGAAGAACTAGCTGTCAAAATTCTTAAAAAAGCATCTCCATTAGGAGGAGTGTAACTGTCTAATAAGTTCCAAACTGTACCGTTAGTGCTTCCATACAACCGAACTAACTCTCCGGAACAATTATGTTGGGCTAATCCCCAAGCAGTAAAAGGAGGATCAACTGAACTACCGCCGGTATATTCGACGATTAATTCCGCCCCTCCGCTTGGGAATAATCCGTTTTTCCAAATAGTGTATCGCCTAGGATCCCGCGAATTTTCGATAGGATATCCCACTGCTCCGTCTGTGGAACTATCGGTATCGAAATTCGTAGTGTCCCAGAACGCATTGAAGACAGTTATAAATGGTTGAGTTCTCATTCGTATTTACCATTCATATTCAACGTTAAGGTTCGTAAATCGGCACCACTTCCAAGAGGCTGTTTATCGTTCCAAGATGAATCTAATTCGACATAAACCGCATCATTTGGGTGGTCACCAGGGTCCCATAAAAACCAAAAAGGTTTGAGTCCCCATTCATCGAACCAGTTTTTCCATGAATTGATAAACGCTTCTTGAAGAAAAGGAAAAACTGGTGTTAATTTCAAATCTCGATAAACAACACTTCGCCTCGTAATCTCTCCCGATTTGGGAGAAAAGTATCGATCTACTTCGACTCTTTTATACGGATCGAATCCGTCTTCGGGAAACCTAGGTATGAGTAAAAACTGGCCGACCACAAGATGACCAATTTTCGGTTGACTGGTGTAACCGGATGGTATTAATATCTTATAATAAGCCTTATCCCCTCCGCTATCGACTTTTCTGAGAAAAAGACGATTCGAAATAGGAGTAACTGAATCGATATCGAAGTACGAAATATCGTCAGTCGAATATTGAAGTTTAATAGTCGCACCCTGAGTGTACAGATCATGGCGAACAATTCCCCATACCGTGACAGTTTCGTCGCCACCTGGATATCCAGTGAGATCAAATTTAATAAAAAGATCACCAGCCGCAGAACTTTTCCATTGAAGTGGTGCTCGGGGATCTAATAAGTTCGAAAAAGGAAAAGAAGAATCGTCTACTGAATGAGTGACGGTGACGTCCTCATGGACTAGAAGATTTAAGGCCGGAGCAATTATGGGATAATCTTGAGCCAATCATTCCTCTCCCACTTTTTAACTCACAGGTACTACATCTAAAACAACGTCGTCTGCCGTATTTTCATTGATGACGCCAACCAGATCCCTTGCGAACGCATATCGATCCAATTCGACTCCCGGAGCAACATTAACCGTTATAAATGTTTTTCCTTTTTCTGCCTCCGTCTCAGGCGCCGCACCAGGGATGGGCGCAGCCGGCGGGAGAGCGGCGGCAGGGGGACCGGCCGGCGCGGCGGCGGCTGCCGGCGGCGCAGCGATCGCCCCAATACCTCCAGCGCCAGTCGATTTACCAGCACTCGAGGCAGCCTCGCCATATTGCTTAGCAGCCAGAGCATGCTTCAAAGACGACGCGAGTGCTGCGGGATCTCGAGTTCCTAAAAACCGAGCGAATTCTTTTGTCGCTTCAGCAATCTCAAACGGTATCATTACCTTCGCTTGATCCTGGACCCCTAGACCAAACAACTTACCAAGACTTCCTGCTATAGATTTCGCTGTTGCGAGTCTCTGCATTGCATTCTTATATTTAATATCAGATATTGTTTTTTCCCAATAGGCTGACACAGTAGCGATGCGGGCATCACCGTCGTTGAAGATTCCCAACTCAGCTTCCTTTTGCCGTTGAGCCCTTTCAAGATCGGTCAACAAATCGTTCTCTGCTTTTTCGTAAGCAGTTTGTCTTTCCTCATCCTCCTTAGCTGCCTTTTCTTCTTTATATGCAGCAATTTGTTCATCCCAATATCTCAAAATTTCAAGTCGTCTCGCATCTGACTCTTCGAACATCGCAAGCTCTTTAGCCTTTTGTTCTTCGAGTTTAGCCAATTCATCTAAATTAGCTGTTCGTCTCTGCTCAAATAATTTCTGTCTCTGTTCTTCCTCTTTGGCAGCATCATCTTCGCCACCCTTATCTTTCGCATCACTTCGATCCTTTATATTCTTTTTAGTTATATCTGTTTTATCTTTTTCTCCTTGAGCAACAGAAGCTGTCGTATCAGATTCACTCGTAGTAACTGCAACTCCTAAATCAGCAATCCGGGCCTTAGCAGCCTCAACTCCTGCCGAAACTCGAGCAACGACACTACTAAAAGTATCTCCAATAATATCACTGATTCCCCCAAAGGCAGAAGTGATCGGTCTCAGAAACTCGCTCAACATATTTAAGAGAGCATTAAACAATCTTTTAGCAGTCGTAATGATTCCATTTATCCATTTTCCGAAAGTACTATTAATAGCATTGAAGACTCGACCAACAACGGCCTTCATGCCTCCAACCGCTACATTCCAAACATTATTAACGAAGTCCCAAATTGAACGACCCCAATTACTAAGTACAGTAGTTAAGGCTTCGCCAGCTGCTCGTGCTGCCGAAATCATTCCGTCCCACATACCTTCGACGGATTTTTTCGACTCGTCAACCCAGCCTTGTATCAAACCTTGAACTTTACCAACGAATTCGCGTACTTTATTAACAACTGAATTGAAACTACTCGTTACAATAGTTACTAAAGATTCGAACAGAACTTGGAAAGCTGTACTCATTTCGTCGAGACGAAGTGCCGATTTGATCGCGTCCCATGCTTTTCCGACCGTCTCAACCAGAACTGAAACGAAATTTCCTACAGCTCCAATTAAATCGCTTAGTCCGTCTTTGAGTATATTAAAAATGTCGACCGCTGCCGAAACTACTTCGTCCAAAATTATTTCAGCCGCGTCAGCATAAAAACCAAGTTGATTAACGACCTCGCCAATTTTGGCTTCGATTTGATCCGCCCACATCATAAGTAGGAAAACTACTCCGACAAGAAAATCCTTAAACTGCGTAACCGAATCTTGAATTCCTAAGAAATTTTCTTCCCAAGCTCTCTTTAACAAAAGAATCGCGTCGATGAGTAAAGCGATTGGCATGTTGATTAGATGGAGAGCAACCATTACTAATTTCGAATGGTCTTTGATCCACTGAACAAAGGTGGCCCACTTATCCTGAATACCACCTAGATTAGTTTTCCAAGCAGTATAAAGAGCAACAGCAGCCGCTATCAAAAGGCCAACAGCTACTATTACAGCCCCGACCGGATTTGCCGCCAACCACATTAAGGCGATACCTATTCCCTTAATTGCAGAAACGACAAGCGGACCGTATTTCACCACAAGAGCTATCGTGGTAGCGAACGTTAAAGTCGCTGCTGTAGCTGCCACGAGGGTTTTGATTAAAGCCGGATTGGTCTGTATGAAAGTATTAACCGAATCAACCCATTCTTTAAAGGTATCGAGTCCAGCCTTTAAAGGACCTTTTATCATATTGAATAAAGTAATTCCCAAATCCTGGAGAGCCGAGACCATAATCTTGGAGGATCCCATTACGGTATCCATCATCTCAGTGTACATCGCTTCAGCTCTGCCAGCCGAGTTCTGTAGCATCTTCGTGAACTCGTTTACATCTACGGTACCCTGCCTCGTTCGGTCTACCAGAGCCAAAATATTTAATCCGAATCTTTTTCCGAATAAAGCTATCGCGTCCTGCGCATCGAAAGAAGTTCCAGCTAAAGTTTCTAAAATTTCTCCAAAAGTATGAGTAGTTGGACTAATATCCTTGATTGTAAGACCTAATCCTTTTAAAGAATTTTTGGCATCATCGGTAGGTTTCAATAACTGATTCATTGTGCCGCGTAGATTGGTGCCGGCCATCGAACCTTCTAGACCAAGGTCTACAAAGGCTGCCAAAGCCGCGGTGGTTTCTTCTAGACTCCAACTTAATCCAGCACCGGTAGTACCAGCGAACTTCATACCTTCGGTTAATCGTTCGATATTTAATTGAGAACTTGTTATTGCCTGGGAAAAGACATCCGCGATCCGTCCTGCCTCTTCGGCCTCGAGACCGAACTGTTTCATTGTGGAAGCTGCGATATGAGTTGCCTGTTCTAAAGTCGCAGCAGCCGCACCGGCAAACAACACGGCAGGTCGAACAGCAGTAGTAACTTGTTGAACAGAGAGACCTGCCGAAGCGAGATTATACATGGCATTGGCTGCCTGAGACGCTGTATAGGCAGTAGTCCTGCCGACCTCCCGGGCAGCCTTTTCTATTTCAGCAAAACCTCCCCCGGCAATGGTAGCGGTGGTTCGAACTGATTGTTCGAATTGGGCACCCAGAACGGCTACAGCAGTACCTACTACTGCCAATCCCAGCGCTGCTTTTTTCATAAAACTGAGCCAACCATCGGCGGCTCGTTGTGCGGTACCCAGGTTTGTTTTGCTCCAATCTTGAATTTGTTTTGTGGATTGTTGGAGCCCCTTATTAAGATCGGCAGTACTCGTCCCTATCTTAACAAGAAGTTGTCCCAGAGATAATGTTCCAGCACCCATCTACTTTCCTTTTCTTACTTTAATATTAAAACCTGCCGATTGTAATTCCCCGATATTCGAATCCGCAAATTTAAAATGGCCTGGAGCTGTTTGAGCAGAAGGAGTCGAAGTCCGAACTGGTGCCCCAGTCTCCTCTTGTTTTGCGTCGAGAACTTCTTTAAGTGATTCATTATAAGCCGCCTCACATTCTGCTATAAATAAAACCTGTTCGAAAGTAAGTGCTAAGATGTCCGATATTTTGTAACCTCTATGAAACAGTGCGCCTAGAATTTTCCTTAACGCGGAGTCTAAACTTTGGTCAGAGTAATCTTGTCCAGAGAGATCGCCCTTTGAACTTGTTCCGCGATCTGCTTCCCCGTACGGACGAAAAAAGGGATAAGCATCTCCACCGCATCAGCTAGGTCGACATGTTTCAATACCCATTCTTTATCCTTATCCAAAAGTACAGCAACGATGTCAGCCAACTCCTCGGAGATAACAACGTCAAGAGCCTCGAATAAAACATTGAGTATTTGATCGACTGTTATTTTTTCCCAATCCATTTCGAATAACTTGGGCACTCTTTGAAGTACCGTTTTCAGTGCTCGAGCGATTGGGATTTGTTTTTCGAGAGGGACCTTCGTGGGTACTTTAATTTTTTCGCCACCAAGGTTCATCTCCAAAGTTGGAGGAATAAGAACGTCGTCTACCGAACTATCCACCAACGATTTCTTCTCTTCTTCCATTTTCTTTTCTTCTTCGTTACTCATAATAAAAATCCTCCTTATTGTGCCTTATAATCTTCAATGATCAATCCCGGCCTCCGAGGATTGAATTAGGTTTGTCTCAATTAAGACAAACGGTTAAGCGGGAGGAACCATGTACACGATTTCGTAGTACATTTCCTCATCGCCAAGTGCTTCGCCTCCCCAGTTCTCGTTAGCGGCGATAGCCGTCGCTTTGAAAGGAATTTTGTGAAGGTCATCACCGAACTCAATGGAAACTTCGCCCGAAGGCTTACATTTCCAAATTTTCAGATCGACCGTTCCACCTTTCGCAGTCTGGTGAATAAACCGGACCGCCAGATCCTCAAAGGTCAAAGAACCTCCGAACTTTAAAGTCTGGGTGTCGCCGGCCACGGAATAATTCCCAGCACCGAGAGCCTTCTGGAGACGATCCAGATTCCATTCCATCCCAGCGAACTCAAAATCAACCATTTCTTGCGTTGCGAATCTTTCAATCAAACGCTTGGGTACTCCTTGGAGTACGTCCAAAATCGTTCGGGCGACTGAAAGAGTCATCCCCGGGTCGACGGCTCCGACATCGGTTGTCGGAGTTGTTCCTGCCGCACCGAGGTAAGCAATACCAGGGCCGAAACTGAGATTTTTTACATCGTAGGATGGTAGATTGTAACCCGGCATTCGTTAACCTCCTTTCCTATTTCGTTACGATTAGGTCTTGTTTGGTGCCACCCTCTTTTTGCTGAGAATTGCCGTCCTCTTTTTCTCTGTTGATGACTTCTAAATAGTCCTCGTCCACGGTCTCATTCTCAGCGCCACATCGATAGCAGGTTATTTTTACATAACCGCCTCGAGTTTGGACATATAGTTCTTTATATTTAATTCTGAGAAACCCATACGTGGGTAACTCAGGATTCGCCCCTACCTTGCCAAGTAAAGCCTTACAGGAGTGACATCTCCATTCCTGATCCGGTCCATCTCCGTGAGGCCTCGGCATGCCTTTTAAACTTAGACCTGGAAGTGCCATGGTTATCCTCCGATTATTTTTACTTCCCAGAGTGTCATCACTCCGTATACGTTGGTTTCCTTATCGGCCACTTCAGTCGGGCCACTTATCTCACTGTAAACTATCGATGTTTCATTTTTCGTCCTCCTTTTGTTGTTAAATAATTCTTTAATCGGTTCATAAATTTTCCTAGTCTCATAATGTGACTCCTGTGACCAAGCCCAAATCCGAAGTGTCGCGAACCGAATTTTATCAGACAACATTTTAACAGGAGAAAGATCGTCTGTTATATCAATATTAACACAAGGAAATTCTGGTTCTCGAACTAGAGCTAACTCTGAAGGATATATTCTCCCACCTAGTTTTTCATTCAAAGAACCAATATTCACGATTCCTTGAATAACGTCTTCTTTTGCTATTTTAACAAAGTCAGTCATCGAACTTTCCATTGAGATTTTAATCCTTGAGAAATTCCATAATAAATCGCTTGATGAATTTCACCTCGGACTGATTCCAAAGTTTTCCAGACTACAGGTCGTGCAATCATTTTAGAAGTTCCGTTGATAACGTAGCTAGCCTCTGGTGCTATCCCAGGGTCGATAAAAACCTCACTAAAACTTCCATCTTTTCTTTTAAAAGTTTTTTTCCTAACGGCTCTCCCGAGACCGATCGTTTGTCGATGAATAAGCCAAAACGGAGAATGTACCCGCCTACTTCGAGACCTTTTGGCATATGGATGACCAAGTTTTCTTAAGTCTTCCAAACTATGATCGAGTAAAGAGACATTCTCTACCAACTTCTTTTTCATTATATCAGAAGCAAGAATAATCGTTCCATGGCCCGCATCTCCGATGATAAGACCGGCACCGCGAAGATTATCGACTACTTTTTGTGTGCCCACAATTTCAAACATTATATTGACCTCGGTATCGGAGGAATCATTTTCGAAAGGGTGTTTAAGTATTTTTTGGCCACCACTACAAACGGATGTTCAGGTTTTAGTTTTTGACTAATCATCAGAAAGTTGGCTGCCGAGAGTCGGAGATACATATAGGCTAATTCTCTTTTCGCTTGATAAAAATTTGGTTCTTTTTGGATAGCCTTTTCCAATAACGCTTCAATTTCCTTGGCGTCGAAATTACTGTCTTCGAGTTTAGACATAGCAAGCGAAAAGTCCGCTAGAGCCGAATCCTCTTGGCGTAATACCTTTTCGTATGCCTTATGTTTAGCCTTAATCCTTTCCGGATTCCGTAGATAACCTAAATGATAAATTGGGATTGGAGCTGTTCCGATTCGAAAGTCTGGAATTTGTTGTATACTTTCAGTAATCGTTTCATGGACTTTATTTTTAAACTCAAGACCTTCCCGATTATAGAATAATCTAACTGCCTCTGTAACGATAGGAACGTCCATATTTTTAAATCTATTATAGATTTGAAAACCAAATGCATCATAGAGACTCTCGGAGAGTGACCTTCTTAGTGAAACTAACAGAGATCCCGTTATTCTTTCGTCGGCATCTAGAAACATCACCCACCGAGTTGTCATTTTCGATAGAGCAAAATTTCGAACCGCACTGAAATCGGGAAGCTCAGGATCGAATTTCTCAAATTCATAAACTTCGTCGGTATACATCGATGCTATTTCTTTCGTTGCGTCGGTACTGCCGGTATCGACAATTACTAATTGAGTAAAGAATTGATGTACCTCGGATAGAGCCTCGTGTAATTGATCCTCCTCGTTGCGAACAATCATAAACAGACCGATATCATTTTCCTCTATCCAAGGTTTCAATTCGACCCCTCGTTTATCGATTAAATGTCGATAACTTTCTCCTCCAACCAATTCTGGAGTTCTGTCTTGATCGAAATTTTCATACCATTCGAATTTTCTTTGTCGGATTTCATCGGTATCATAACCAAGATGTTTAATACGAATACTGGTCATCTTTTTCGTGTTAGGACCTAACTCTGGGAGGTTCCCGCAATGAAGTCCTTGCTCGGTTCCTCTTATTATCGATTGACCTTCAGACAATTTAAACATTCTGAATCCGAACATATTGCCGAAAATACCATCTGCTCGCCAGTTATTATCGTCCCAAAAAGTATACCAATTAAATCCGAACGCCCGAGCCCCAGGATCGGGGCTGTTCATTATTCTCTGAACGTATTCCTGGGTAAAAGAGTTCTCGATTATTTCATCGGAGTCTAGAAAAAGGCCCCAATCTGCACCAGTTTCTTTTCCCATTTGGATGAGTCGGTTCCGATCATCTCTTTCATTCGAGGAATCTTTCTCTTGGCGATAATAAACAATTTGATTTGTTCCTTGATCGAGATCTTCGCAGGTGATTTGGATTGCTGACTTTTTCGAGTTAGGAAGTATTTCCGAACCGTCGTCGAGAACGGCGACGAAGTCGGTAAACTCGAGGGTTCGTCTTAGACTACAGCTAAAATTGTAGGCGTCGTCTCTAACTCGGTAGAGGACACACAACTTTTTTCGGACTTCAGGATTATGCCACTTCTTATAGAAGAGATGACGATTAGCTAACCCGTGTCTCATCTCAGGAAAACGATTAATCGTTATATGACCAGAGTGCCACACGAAGACGTTGGGTACGACGACCGAAATATAACCCAGATCCAGAGCACGAAGACATAGATCATTATCTTCGAACCCACCGAGACCGAAACGCTCATCCAGAAACCCAGTTTGTTGGAGAACTTCTCGAGAAATCATCATACAAAAACCAGATATAAAACCAGTTACAAATGGTTTTATATCGGTATTTAGTGCTTTGAAATCTTGAGCGTACTTGTAAAGATTTTCATCCGATGCTACTATCAAAGTTGGAGGAATATCGTCGACCTTCTGAGCCTCGATTGCCTCATTCGAGACAGGTCCGACCATTCCAACCGCTGGGAAACAAGGAAAACCTTGAACCATCCCAGTTAGCCATCTCGGAGTAACTACGACGTCGTCGTTCAATAGAACAACAAATTCGTAACAGGTGAGCGAACGACCTTCGAGGACAGCATTGATTGCCATAGCGAAACCCATATTGCGATCCAGAGACAACTCAAATATTTGAAGTCGGTTCTTGTCTAGGTTGTTCGACAATTTGTTAGACCAATGCTCGAGTAGTTCCGAAGTTCCATCGTCACATCCGTTGGTTGCAACAACAACGACCAAAGAGAACCCGGGTTCGTAACGCGAGCACTTGTTTATCGAATTGAGACATTTCGATAAGTGGCCTATATTATTGTATGTCGGTATAACTATTAATATGTTTACCATCGGCCTTCCCTCAATTCAACCTTACATTCGTAAAAAGATATAATATTGGTTAATGCTGATTCCACATGACTTACTTCGATTACTTCATAGTTTTGTCCTCCAACTTGTAGTAAATCTTTTAATTTAATTTCAATTGTATCCTCTACATGAATCCATTTAACCTGGTGAGAGTCTTCACCAGGAGTAGTCATAACTAGTCGTCCGGTTTGTCTTTGGAGGGAACCTCGGACCGTGCCTAAATTACCATATTGTTTTATCGGCTCGTTACTTGGTGTTCGGTGACTTAGTTCGACATCGAAAGGAAAATTGCCACCACCTACTACTTCAGTTGCGGGATCGGTGAAAATGTCATCAGATATTTGATTTAGATTATTAGAGTCTGAAACAGTAAAGATATAATTGCCGACTGAAAAAATTATCTCTACTGTTATTGGGTAAGCTGCAGGATTAGTAACTCTAATGAATAATTTATAATTTTTTCCGCTGATTCCGATGACAGGAATCGGATCTGCATTCTTAATGTTACCTTCGAAAAGGACATCACTTTTTCTCAATACAATAACGTCGTCTTTAAATAAAATTGTCATTGTTATTCTCAATTACTATGACGATCTATTAAGAATCCCCATACGGCACATCGGGGTCGCCGGTCGACGATACAATTATAGGTCTGAAGAACTTGCTCAGAAGAATTGCCGCCTCTCGGTTACCCAGGACGCTGTAGAGCCTAGCCTCGAGGCCTCTGCCAGAGCTAGCCGCATCGCTTAATTTATAAGAATATTTATCGAGTTTTTCTTCGGTAACTTTCGATGCGGTTGCCATCCTTTTAAATACAGGATCGGTTATATATTTACTTCCCATTTTATCCGTTACGACTAAAATGAGTGCGTGTTTAACAGCCTCTGGAGTATTTCCAGCACTATCTACATAACCAAACTGACCAACCAATTTTTGAATTTTATTGGTTTCGAAAATTCCGCTGATGCTTGTGTAGATGGACCCACTGTCACTGATCAGCTCAATCTTCGGGTTCGGTCGATCGTCTGGGTAGTCAACGGTTTTGTACGCACGATAAAAAGTCGGGTCCAGTGCGACGGTATCCTCATTCAAATACAATTCAGTGATACTGATAATCGGAATAAAGAGATGAAGAATACGCGTACCAGATCCTTTTATTTCAATTGTTTTATCCCGACTTTCGAACCATTGTTGGAGTTCCGACTCAACGATACCTTGCCACTTAAGAATCAAATCCTCAATTTCGTTATCGGTCCAGTCAGAATATCCCTGACCGGTTGGGTCCTGATCCCGAATTTCTTCGACTGTTAAATACATTATTACTTTCCTTTGTTAAAAGTCCAATCCCAAATCGAATCGAAGACTCCTTTTCCGTTTCCTGTTTCCTCTTTTTTTATCCGGTTCAATGACTCACTTTCCGATAAATCTAGTTTAAGAGAAGTCACATCTTCATCGAATACTTCATCTCTAGTTAAACCAGCTAACTCAAGTAAGTCATCCACGACTGAACTTTGAGCTTCCAGAGCTTCCGTTAAATGATGATTTTTATCGTCATTCGGTTCTATTTTTTTCTTTCGAAACATCTATCTCCCCTTGTTCCGAAACTTTCGAAGTATCTCGGAAAAGACTACAGCCCATTCCAAATTTCGTTGTTAAAACAGACAGAGCCGCCGTATTATTCTGGAGAGCCTGGATCAGTATTAATTGTTGCTGTTCGAATCGACTTTGATTTTGACTAACCAAATCTCCCCATTGTTTATTAACACTTCTCAGATAGAGAAGACCGAACAATAAAATAACTGCCGGCAGTCCTCCGTATTCAAAAATAATCTTTAGATTCATCCAGATCGGATTATTAATTTCGGATCCCGAACAATCGGAAAGGAATGCCGACAAAAAGAGTATTAAAACTATAATCAATTTTTTCAAAACTTAAAACCCCTTTCTGAAAATTTCTGACAATCTTTCATTTTTACAAAACTTCGACTGCTGCCCCTCCGCAATAAATAACACCAACTCCGTCTGTTTTGATTTGAAGATCGAGAGCCGCCTCCGACGAAGGGACGATAGATAACTCAATTTTTTTGACCGTCCAACCGGATTCAGATATATTTAACGAAATCAGTTCTTGAGATCCGAGATAATCATAAACTCGGATTACACCTGTTCCTCCTCCTTCCTTTTTCGCCATACACAATAAATGGACTTTGGTATTCGGTCGATACCTCGAGAAATCCACCATTGCTCTTCCAATTGACAGCCAATTATTGGCATTATGATTTTTATTTTCAGTCTGCATCGTGATATGGTCTGTATGAACTGTAACTCGAAGAACAGATCTGTAATCATTTATTGCTACAACTTTGGTAGTATCAGTGGATATTGACCATAAATCGATTCCATCTTGTATAAATCCAGATTCGTTTGACTCGATTGACCCAGTACTCCAATTAATATAGATATAATTGGTGGAATTTGCAACAAGTTGGATCGTAACTGGAGGAATAACCAGTGTGTCGTTTTTGAAATTGGCAAGCCCTCCGAGAATCTTGATCGTAAGTCCAGATTCTTCTAATATTATAAAGGGCGAACTCTTTAATCGGTCGACTGATTTAAACTTTACGCTCATGAACTTGTCCTCCACAATATTGAAACACCGGAAACAACTGTACGCTCACTACCTGGATAGCCGATTCCTACGAGACGAAATTGGATTTTACTCGAAACATTTACTAAACTTACCCAGGATCCCATTGCTTTCGATCCAGTACCTCCGTATCGTATACCAAAATTCGAACCACTCTGGAACATATTATTCAAATCGAAACCTGCCGCCGAATTTCCCGATACGTCTAACCTGAAATGGTCCGTGCCCCCGAAAGGAACAAACGCTTTAATTTGATTAAAAGAATTCTTCGTTTGTTGAATTTCTTGAACGACTGTTCCGTCTCCGACTTCGAATAGATCTAAATGAACTTTCCATGTTCCGGTCACTCCGTTCACTGCTATTTCTATTTTTACTATTTTAGTAAAATCGAAACTCGTTCCCGTAACCAACGTCATGTCAGAAAGGAACCAACTGATTGGTCGCCAAGCCGATTCAGACGAAGATAAATAGGTTATCAGTCCTACATTTTGGACTTTGTTTCCACTTTCGTCTGTTAATTTGAGTATGAAACTGTTTATCGATCCGCCGACGGTCACGGTTCCTACTTTCGCCCATAAGCGTACTAGCGTATCTCCCGACATATTGGCTGCATATGATCCCGACCCTGGCCATTGCCTCGTCAAAGTCCAAGAGACTGAGTCGACTTCGAAATAGCCAGTACCTTGACGAGCAGCCGACGATGTAACGACATTTATCGAACCTACGTCGATCGTCCATCCATTTGTAGGAGGAGATCCAACCGAATCCATTGCGTCGATTAAAGACGATTGTACAAAACCGTCGGATAAATGCGCATCGATTACGTCTATTTGCCAGGTTCCAGTCTGTCCGCCGGCTACTGTTCCACAAACGAATCGTATTTTTTTTATGGCCCACCATCTAAAATTTGAAGGTGCCGTGTAGACAGAATCGTCGCAAGGTAAATGTATCCAAGGTACTCCAGCTACAACTTTGAGAGTCTCTAAAGTTGCAACACTTCCGTTATTGTCTTCGATTTTAATAATTAAATCGATTAACTCGGAGTCTCCTGTACCTCGGACATAGAAACAAAATTGATTTATAAAAGTCCAATCCTGGGGTGTAACGTAAGTTTTTTGTACGTAACCGTTTGTTGTTAAAAGTGAGAAAGGAAGTTCCATAAATTTGCCACCTAAATAACCTCCAGTCAGAAGAAGATTACAAGTAAAGGTAGTTGATCCGTCAGGAACCCAAACGGCGCGTAAAGCAGTCGTGTTAGCATAACTTTCGAAATCGTCGATATCGATCGATTTAACAAATTCGACTAATCCGTTCTCAATTTCGTAGAGTTGACTATTCGCTAAATCGATGTCAGAATCGTTTTCGTAACCCTCCACAAGTAAAGCTTCGTAATCACCTGCTACAATCTGAGCATCGCGAGCAGCTTCAGCAGCATGGAGAGCGATGTTACTTAGATTTCTTTCGATATCAGACCGGTCGACTATCAGCTTCCCTTTTATTGTTTCTAAAGCATAATGAACCGATCCGACGGTTGCCGAAGGAGCTTCTGGATACGTTGTTTGACTTATATCTTTAGCTCCGAAAGGCCACCTGGCGATCGCGTCCTTTCCGTCTGCCATTGTTATATCTTCGATCTTAGTTGATGTACCGAGCAGATCGCATTTACAGTTTGCTTCGCCTACTATTGAATCGCCGAAAATATTTACGACGGTAGAATTCCAAGCCTCGAGTTGAAGAGATCCGAAAGGCTGGGTCGTATTCTCTAAATAGATTCCTGCTGTTCCTCCTGCAATTAGGACATTTGAAGTATATAGAGAAATTCTTGCACGACCTTCAGTTCGAATAGCTACTAATGCGCCAGAACTGCCATTTTTAGCAATGGTAGCAGTACTAAAAATAAAATATAAATGAGTATTATTCGGACCAGCCGCTTGTAAAGGATCCTCTTCTAAGAAAATATGATTTTGAACAAAAATTCCGCCTGGTTGACAATCGATAAAGACCCCTTCCATTGTTGCCTGTGCAAGAGGGTCTAAATAAATTTGATTATTCCTTGCTGCCTGAGTAGAGATCGTAATATTTCTAACTATCGCAGTCCCCTGAAGTCTTAATATCGGATTAGTAACGGTCGGGGAAGGAACACCTAGTAAAACTGCAGCTGCTGATCCAGAAAGAATTATTTTCGATTTGATTACTAAGTTATCTTCCTCATACTCTCCGGCGTGGCAATATATTTCTACTCGATCAGCACCACCAATTAAAAGTGCGTCGGCTCGAGTCAATGCCGCCTGAATGGTATTATACGTATTAAATTGGTCATCATTGGTAAAATCGGGAGAAACTTGTACTAACGCCTCGGGTTGAACTGCGTCTACTGTTTCCCTAACATATGTAACACTGACAGCGGATCCGACTCCACTCATAGTAACCCTCCTAATATCTCCATAGTATAGTGATCGACGTTTCTCCAATCAATTTATTATGAAGATATTACGTTTCAGGCCAACTCCAAAGGCGAAAATCTACGGTCTGACCGGCCGTTGCTCGGACCCACACCTTTCTGATAGAAAAATTGTCGAAAGAAATTGTCCGGTCCGATGGTGTTATTCTTCCATAGTCGCTTTGACCGTCCACAGAGAAGAAAAGATCTTGAGCCGAGTCGTTAATTAAGGTCATCCCGACACTGTCGAAATCAAATTCGTAGGGAGTACTCGAATAGGAATCTCCTACTGACTCTTCTGCATAAAACATATCTTTGCAACTTTGTGTTGGCATGATAGCACTCCTTAAAAGTAGGGCCGGGCCTTTCGACCCGGCCCTTATTTAGTTAGTCGTCCTTCTTTACCAGTTTCTTGCGTTTCTTCTTAACCTGCTGTCCGTTGGCAGCCGCATCAGCTTCCGCAACTTCCTTCGGCGGCCTTCCCTTCTCAGGAAGAATCTCAACTTGGACTCCAGATTCTCTTTTGAAGTACGCAATTACTTTCGGATCCTCGGTCACCAAAGGTTTGTTTTTCCTGATCAGAACCTTCGGAGACCTGCAGGACTTTGAAAGACCTTGTAACAATGTTATTTTCGCTTTCATAATCCGCCTCCTAGACGTTTAGCGATGCCGTTTAGCCGATGTTAGAAGCTTTGGCCAGCGCGTCGACTTCCTCAATCTGGACATCGGTTTTTAAGGTGATCGCGTACTCGTTGACAGTCCTGAAGATGTTCCGGTCCTTCTCGATCCTGACGTCCCGAGAAATGGCCACGATGAAATTCTGTATGTGAGTCAAGATGACCACCGGTCCGGTTTCGTAGGTGACCTTGACAACCTGCCCATCGGTGATCGATCCGCCGCCAACTCTGGTGATGGTACCGGCTGTCCGGTCGATTGTGTAGTCGGTCGTTTCCGCATATGCATTCTCAGGGATTTCCGCGAGAGTACTGGTGGTTACTACGAAAGACCCGGCCGTCGGAAGATGGTTGAACCTCAAGTTGTGGGCGCCGGTGCCAGTCATTGTGATGTTCTCGACCACAACCGGATTGTCGGGCCACAGCGGAACAGGGACCAACTCGATCCCATACGGAGTGAGGTTCAGCTTCGACATCAAAGCCGCGTCGCCGGTTGCCGTCAAACGGGTGGACACTTTTTCTCTGTACTCCTGCTCCAGAGTCGGAGAGCAGAAGAATTTCAGCTTGGATCTGTCGCGGGAAAATTTGTGAGGGAGGGCCTTGATCAAGTCGCCAAAGATCGAAGACTCGATTGCCGTTCCCCCTGCGTCCACCTGGTGTCCGCTGTCGGCGAGCCGTAACCAGCCGTTGACCAAGGCCAGGAATTCGTCTTTGATATACCGAGTCGTGGAGCCTCCGTCGAACAGGTCGCCTTCCAGCGCCGCCTCTCCGAGTATATCTCCGCGAATCGACAATTCCTCAACGTCGTTGCCGGCCTGAGTCGCCATCATTTTGATGATATGATCTTCGACATTGTCACCTTCGATGTTGATCTCTTTGAAGGCGTCTTCGATCTCGAATGGGACGATGATCTCCCGGGGCGTCAGTTCAATCGCAGAGGTACTGATCTTCCGCCGTTTGCCAGGATCGGTAGCAGACTTCTTCGCCATCGCCACCCTGCGTCCAACACCGATTTTGTCGATCTTGGCGCTCTCGGGTTTGAATTTGACGGTCCGCGCAATCTTCCGGAGCCAGGTTTCGTCGAACACATAGTCTAGAAACTTGTTTGACTGCCAGGGATTGAGCTTTCCCGCCGCGGCCAGGTCTTCTGCTACGATCGTTCCCTTTTGAATAAGTTCTTCGTTCGTAGGCATGTTATAATTCCTCCTTATTTAATTTTTCGATCCGTCCACCCACAGGCTTTATACGATAAAGCCGAGGTAGATGAATTCTTTGTCAGCCACAGCCACAGCCGCGTTGATGGTTACTTTGTCGCCGTCGAGGACGATTCCGTTTCCATCCTCGGCGACCCTGGAAATCTGAGTCGTGTCATGGTTCTGAAGAACCGTGCACGCCTCTCCCTTGTCCATCCTCGTCTTTACGTAAAGGATCAGATCCGTTACGTTGAGGAGAGCGAAGGCCTTCCAGTCGACACCGGTTTCCTCGATCTCGACCGCAGCACCAGCGCCGAGAAAGGCGCTCTGCCGGGTTGCCAGAACAGTACTTGACATGTTCTATTCCTCCTTTTAAAATTTGATCAAGGATCGATTAAAGGATCCCGTTCCAACCTTCGCCCTCTTTTTTCGAAATCGGGGCGTCGGTCTCGTCCGTTTCCTCTCCCTTGGAGATTCCCACGGACTCCTCGAGTTCCTTAATACGGTCCTTGAAAGGTTTGATCGCTTTTTCGATCGCCTGTTCCACCGAGTCGTCGCCTTTCTTGTCCGCCTTCTTGGGTGGGAACTGCTCATCGAATCTCTTCGCCAGTTCCTGGACGGTAACGGAAAGACTTACCAACGGATCGTCGTCTTCGGAGGCGCCTTTCTTGACTTCCTCCTTTTTCACGGGCGTTCCGTAAGATTTGTCGAGGGCACCCTTCATCTTTTTGGTGAACTGTTCCATCATTTTGATGGCCTCGCCCATCACTTTCCGAAGAGCAGCTTCCTGTTTCTCGACGTCGACTTTTTCGGTGGAAGAGTCATTGGACGATCCGGACTCATCGGAGCCGGCTTCCGACTGATCGGTCTGTGACGCGTTCTCATCCTTCGACGAACTGGCCTGGGCTTCGGTATCCACCTTTTTCACATCGGTTTTCTTTCCGATATTGCCGTCATCGTCGTTCGGAGGAGAATTATCATCAGTCTGATCCTTTTTGATCTCTTCTTCCGACATTTCTTTGTTACCTCCTTCGCTGTTTTTTACGACCAAATATTCCCGTTTGTTGGCCCCTTGGTCGACGACCGAAATTTCATCGACGTCGATCTTCAGAAGCCTACGCCTTCGGGCTTTTGGTTCTTCGCATTCAGTTGTCATTGTTTACCTCCCATTCGAAAGGTTCCAGTCGTTATATAACCGGCCTAGCAAGAGCCTTTCCGGCGACTGAAAACGAAGTCAAGTTACCATCAAGGATGTGATTCCAAATTGCATCGTTCAAAATCTTGACAGTAATCAACCAAGTTCCTTTCTTTATCTTCTTTTCCTCTATATTAAACGCAATTGGAGCGATGAAGGACTCAACCAACTCTATAGGAACGTCGAGTTGCTGATGCATGAATCCGAGGGTGGCACTTCCCTGGCGATATTTCGCCAAAAACTCATGCGCCGCATCTTCTATTGTTCTCTCATCATAGATGTCGCCTTGACTGTCGTACTCATCAGGTACTAATACTTCACCGGTTACCAATCTGCGATATTCGTCGATCTTTACAATCGAGACTTCGCCCTTTTGTTTCTCTATGGTTTCCTCCTTCTCTTTATCTGCGTTTAAGACCTGATCTTCAGGCTTCGACAATAACCACACCCGGACTTGTTCACCGCCTCGAGGCAACGGAGCGAATGTTAAAATCCATCGCCCTTTAAATCGATTGCCTTCGAATTCAAATTCTTTGAAATGAGGTTCTTGAACTCCAGCTCTCCAAGATCCTTTGTCGACGATTTTAAAAACACCTGGATAATTGGTTGTGGCTCCGACTTCTCCCGGTTTCGTTTCACCTTCAAACCTTAACCATGCTAGTGGTTGTGGTTTTTTAAACTCGACAAGAATTTTTTCGTTACCCTCTGGATTGAGTGCTTTATTCCTTTCTCCGATAGAGCCTGGAGTGTTGAGAGTTACGCCTTCCAAATGTTCGTATTTTTTAGGCGAGGTTGGATGAAGTCGTAGATCGGTATGTTCGGATTGTCCCCGTTTGTGAGTTTGCATAACAAATTGACCTGTCATGCCTTCTTTGATAGTCAAACCAGAAGTAGGATCGGTAGGTTTTCGTCCAGGTTCTTCTTGGAGTTCCTTTTGTTTGAGAATTTTATATACGAATTCCGATTTTTTCTTTAAAACGAGATCGAATAGACCAATATAGTCAGAGTGCGGTCCTCGAGGATTGAAAATGGCATGGAATTCTAAATCGCGTCCTATAGCCTTATGGAAAGCTAAAATTAAACTTTCGTCGATATCGGTTTGCCGAAACAAAATGTCTAGATCGGAATCGGAAGGTTCAGTTGAATTTTTAGTAACAGAAGATCCGACCGCACAAACGAAGTCGGGAACTAAAAGTACCTCGCCGTGTTCGTCGAGCCGATCGAGTACCGAATTAATAGAATTCGATACTTCTCTCTTCTCTACAGAAGAGATTGACACAACTTTTTCGTTATCCCCATTAGACATTCGAAACTCCAGTCGAACTTATACGTTTACAGGAGATAGGATCCCATACGAAGAAGTTGGTATCAAATAAAATTGTATAGTGTGCAGCAAATTTTTCGGAAAAGTATTATATAGGTACAATTTCAGTTCGACATCTGAAATGATAAGGTGGCAACGCAACACCAGCCTTTGCTAGTCGGGACGCCCCAGGCCCACTAATCCTCCCGCCCCGTGCCTTACTTATACTCTTAATTTCATTAACTGACCGCCATCCGGCTACCTCTTTTAAGTCGGCGGGACTGTTCATAGCCAAAATTTTATCGCGAAGTCTAATTCCGTCTGCTACACTAAAAACAGTTCCGTCCATTAATTGACAAACGTCAGAGGTTCGGTTATCGAGTATCGCGGTAACTCTAAAAGATTCAACGCCTGCTAATTCGAAGGTAGTAATTCTCGCAAGACTTTGTGCTTGTGTTCTTAAATTTTGGGTCATTCCGGTGTAATAATCCTTTAAACTACCTTTCCAACCAGGAGGTATTACGGTACCTGGTGGTCGGATAACCTTTCGACCACGCACTCCTGTGTCTGACAATAAATCTTTCCTTAATTTGGTTAACGAATTCTTTCTAGTTAATTCCGTATCACCCAGAGTATTGGAAATGATATCGGTGACTCGAGGATCTATTCCGTCTGATAGCTTCGAAGCCCAATACTTAGAGTTGTCTTGTAAAAATTTTTGAAGCTGTCTATCCACTCCACTCAACTTCAATGGTGTTTTTAATTCTGTGGCCATAGCGATTCGCTCTAATTCATACAGAGAGGAAGCAGCTGGATCGATTAATTTAGGATCGAGAATTAAAGATTTCGAAAGACCTTTAGAAACTCGATTGGTTACAAAGTCGATATCCGATTTTCTCCAAACTCCGCTAGGTCGTCTCTTTTCCAAGGCATTTAAGGCATCATCGATCACTATTGAGTAGTTTTGATTATATTGACCACTTAAAGCAGGAGTTAAAGATTTTTGTATCGCATCAGCCGTTTTGGTAGTCGCCTGTTTCGAAAGAAATGGAACCTCCTCAACTTTTCCAAACTCGGCTAGAAACTCTTCACTTTCGGACATAAACCAAGCTAGTCCTAGATGATCGGACAATTCGTCGAGTCGCTTTACAAATTTCTCAATATTAAACATTTGAGTCTTCCATAAGATCGTCTAGGTTATCGAAATCCTCCTCGAATGAAACTTGCTCTTCTAAAAGTTTATTGGTGATCGCATCCAGAACCGGTTGGGTTTCATCCGATAACATTTTTCGAAGTCGTTTTAGTTCCTCGACTATTATCGTCACGTGCTTTCTTTTTTCGACTCCTCTTTCAACTCCTTGAGCTGCCCGTTCTCCGGGTGCCGTAATACCTGCAACCGTACCTTGGTTTACTGGTGCCAATTTTTTAGCTGCTTCAGCCAATTGTAAGGTGAACGGAATGTCGGGATCTATTTTGGTTACCTTCCCGAGGTCTTCACCGAAAATTTGGTTCATAATCTTCCTAGCAATTCTCGGATTCATACCGCCAGTTCTTTCAGCCCGAGTCAATATGGCCGCGAGTTCGGTGTTATCTGTAGTACTTGGTCCGTTAGATCGATACATATGGTATTTCCATCCTTGAGTTAGCAGTACTCTCTTATCGACGATGGCATCAAATTTTCCTCTTTCGGGTCCAAATATCTGCTCATCCGCTTGGCGAAGTCCAGCTAGTGCCGTTGCTCTTCCATAGTTCTCTCCTTTTCCTAGGACAATACCTGGTATTCTAAAGGTCGTCCTGATTTTCGCTGCGCCTTTGTCGTCATATTGGACAAACATTGCGTCGGTTTTCTGTTGGTTTGCCATTGGTTGTGCCTTTAATTGAACCTTAGTAGACGAAGAAGCTTCGTATCCTTCTTCTAGGGGTTCAGCTTCTATGATTAAAAATCGACTAAAATTCATTCCAGTACGACTAGCGTTAACGAATTCTTTTATTCGATCGACAGAACCTGGAGTTAAGGCGCCGCCAGCTACTAACATCAGTACGCTAGGAATATTATTGTTATGAAGTGTTGCGTAGTTAATATTTTCCGCTGATCGCATCCCGTACATCGTCAAGAGTGATCCCATAAAACGAGGCAAACCATACGGTGAACGAGGAGAGTATATCTTGAAATATATAACTGGGTTGGCCTGCTTCGAGTAAGGAAGTTTGGTTGCCGAAACTGTTCCATCCTCGATCGATATTTGCCGAGGGTCGCCCCATTCCTTGAACCATACATAATTACCGTTTTTGTATTGAACGAATCTCCTAAATTTTCTTAACGTAGGAACCGTTTTGATTTCAGGACCATCTTTGGTAAGAATTAATTTTTGGAAAGTGACCCGAATCGGTTTTTTGTCAAGTCCAGTTAGTCGCATTGTATAAGATTCCAAATGTTCGAAGGCCTCAATTTTACTAGCGTCCTTCAAATTTGGAATAACTTCCAAAAAACCGATTCCGGTTTTCTCCAAATCGGACCTAAGATCCTCTCGAAGAGTTGTGAAAGTTTTGATTGGATTACAATTATCGAAAAAATTAATCAACTCGAGTTGCTCCGCCTGGACCTCACTTTCTTCTGAATCTTTAACCCAAGGCCGCGGAACAAAACGATGACCGAAGCTATCAATATTAATTTTCATGGCATCAATACAACCTGACAGCTCCGCGTTATTTTCTGGCAATAAAGATAATTGAAATAAATCAAACGGTGGCTCTATATAAGGAAAAGAGGCATTATCCCACGGACTATTTTTGGAATAGGGAAGTCCTTCGTCAGGTCCGATCACCATTGCCTTGAGAACAGTTCTGCGATCGAGTCGTTCCTCAATCGGGACAATCATTTCTTGTCCCGTTATTGAAACATTCGTTGCCTCATCCTTTTTAACAAAACGTTTTGTCATAACATAGCCTCCTTCTTAAATCAATCCGGGTTCGTCCTCGCGACTTCGCAGCCTACGACGCCTCTTCTTTCTAGATGTTTGATAAGCAAGATCGAGGGCGTCAAATAAATCTGTTTTATTCGGAAACGAAATTAAATCCGCAACGAGTCGATGCATACTCCTTTTAACAAATAAATGACCACCTTCGGTTACTGCTGAAAATTTATATGCTCGACTTTCTTTATCCTTTAAGGTTGTGATCGGTGTGACTCGGAGATCACTATGAGTTCGTAAAGTATCAGACATAACAAACTGAAAACCGTTAGCCTCTATTCCACAAAGTATAGGATCAAAACGATTATACTCTTCGATAATACTGTCCATTTGATTTAAAAACGATAGTCTTGCTGTATGA